CTTCTTCTACTGGGGGTATAACGATAGCTATATTTATTAAAACAACTGGTACACAAGATAATTTAGTTATACTGATTAATGTAATTTAATATTATATGAAAAAATCTTTTATTACTGTAAGTCCTGATTCGGGGTAAAATGATAATGTATTAAATATTGTTTGTGATAAAATGACTTTATCTACGAATAGAAAAGAAGTTTTAAATGTTGCTGGGGGGGGATATCTAAAACTATAGATATTTTTCAATCAGGTGTATTATATCCTATTATTGATTTAGGATTTATTATTGATGGTACTATTAGTGGAATGGATTTTGAAAAAAGATATACTGAATCTTCTAAAACTTTAGAAGCTGTATTTAATTATCCTAAGACTGCATTACTCTCATCTAATTATACTTATTTTGGTGTTTTTAATTTAGGTGCATTTAGACCGGAAGTTGTTATAACTACAGGTTGGTTTATTGATACTATTGAAATAACAGTAGTTGGTAATTCTCCTAAAACGTTTACTTATACGTCTGATGGAAGTACTTTTATTAATGCCGATTTTACCGGTGGTCAACTGATATATGAGAATCCTTATAATTATAATTTAGTTAAAACTATGATGAATGATATTAGATCTTTGGGAGGAGAAATTATTATTACAATGAAGAGTTCTACTTTAGATCCTACAATTTGTATTTGTGATTGTATTATTAATCCATAAAATTAATTATGAAAAAAATCATTTGTAACTGTTACTCCTGATGAAGGCATCGGAAATAAAATATTAAGTGTTGGCTGTGATGCTTATAATGATGCTGATGATTAAGAAGAAGATATTATTGTATCAAGAGAAATAACTGAAACTATTAATTTGATTACTAATAATATATGGTAAAGTAATAGTTATTATAAAGATTTTATTTTGTCATTCTTATGTTTTGTATTTAAGAAGTAATTCTTATATTTGCCCGTATCATTAAGTTGGTACGGGCTTTTTTGTTGCTCGTAATAAAACAGATAAAATTATTGATTATGGCATTACATGTATGGTTAGTTGAAGGTTCTAAAATTATTCTTAATATAGAGCAGATTCTTAAAGTTCCTGTTCTTGCTAAGATATATAATGATTGGCATAATGATAGAGAGCTTATGTATAAAATATTTAAGTTTATTGATTGTTATGCTGATGAAGACGGATATATTCATCGTAATGGTTTAAAAGATCAAAAGGCTTTTGATTATGCTATTGAGGTTGCTCAACTTAATTCAGACTTTAGACCAACTAAAGATATGATTGAAGCTATCAATTGGCTTGTTGAGCATAATATCAATTATGTTGGACAGATGTTCTTTGAAACTGTTAATGCTCTTCAAGCTGGTAAAGATCTTATGGCTGTTATGAATAAGAATCTTCGTAATGACCTAAAGAAAGACTCTTTTACTAAAGAAGAGATCGGTGGTATGCTCGGTTATATGCGTGAGATTACGAAGATGGGTAAAGACTTACCTAAACTTATTGCTGAACTTAAAGAAGCGGAAGATAATTACGTTAAGTCTAAACTCAAGAAAACTATCGTTCGTGGTGGTAAAGAGCTTGCTGCTTCAATGGATGTGCATAACAATATAGATAATGGTGTTGGTGGTGGAATAGATATGATTGATTAAGCTATGAATAGTAAATATGAGTTTTCACAAGATGCTATTGATAACTTTATGTTTATTCATGCTTATTGGAAAAATAGTTGTGATGGTATCAATGCTGCTCCTGAGAATAAATGGGGCTATAAACGTGGAGATATTCCTTTTATAGATTATCTCTGTGAAGATAAAAGTAAATATCTGAAAGCATCCGAGGGTATTAGTTATATTACTAATAAACCTTTATATGATCCGGATAATGATTTTCTTATTGGTAACTCTGGTGGTATTCTTATGAATATTGATTTCATTGTTATTAATATAGAAAGACTTTCTAAAGCTGCTGATACTTTTGATGAATATGGTACGTATTGTGATTATGACCCTAGTACTCCGGCTTATGAATCATTTTGGCAAAGAGAAACATCTCGTCGTAAGAAAGGTGTTTTCATTAAAGCTAAACTTTATTATAAAGATATTCCTAAGTTCTTTGATGCTAATACTACTGATGAGGAACGTGAAAGTTTACTTCAACCTTTACGTATAACCGGTGCGCATTATACTTATCTTAATTATGGTCGTATTGAACGTACACCTAATGATAAAGAACGTGCAAGACTTAAACGTGAAGGTGCTGAACACGTTGAAACTGTTATGGGTTTTCCTCGTTATTGGGATGGTGACTATTGGAACTTCAAAATAGATGAGTTTATTGCTAATAATAAGTTTCATCTTACTAAGGCTAAAGCCCGTCGTAAAGGTTTCTCATATAAACGTGGTAGTCAAGCTGCAAATACAATTAACTTATTTCCGAATGTTACGGTAACTCTTGCTGCTGACCAATTAGCTTATCTTACAGATAAAGGTGCTACTACGTTTATGGCTAAGAAATGTCTTGACCATTTTGAGGAACATACGTTTTGGAAAAGAGGTTACATTTCAGAAGCTATTGATGATATACTAATGGGTTATCGTGTATCAACTAAAGGTCTTAAAAACTTTGGTTGGCTTTCTAATCTTTATAGTGTTGCTATTGGTAAGAATGAATCTGCTGCTGTAGGTAAGAAAGCTATTGAGATTGACTTCGAGGAAGCTGGTAAGTGCGTGGCTAAAGGTACTCGTTTTATTATGTTTGATGGTTCAATTAAAAATGTCGAAGATATTGTTGCTGGAGATGTTCTTATGGGACCTGATAGTAAACTTAGAACTGTCTTAGCTACAACACATGGTATTGATAATATGTATAAAGTTATTCCTGAAAATGGTATTGAACATATTGTTAATAGCAAACATCCGATTCGTACTATATATCGCAAAGCTTATGGTAATATAGTTAGAGAAGAGTTAATTACAGCTCCAAATCATATTAAAACTTTATCTTTACATCCTAGATGGCGTGAATGCTATGCTCTTGAAAAAGTAAATGGTATCGAATTTGAACATAAAGATGTCCTTATTGACCCTTATATATTTGGATTATGGATAGGAGATGGCGACAAAGATTCTGTTAGATTTACAAATCCTGATATTGAGGTTATAGATGCTTTGAAAGAATTTGCAAACGCTAATAATTTAGTTTGTAATATTTATAATCATAGTACAAGTAAACTTGCTAAACGAATTTCATTTACTAAAAAAGATTGTTCTTTAAATTGGTTTAGACAAGCTCTTGATGCTATGGGTGTAAAAGATAATAAATTTATACCTAAAAATTATATTTGTACAGATAGAGAATCTCGTTTGCAATTTCTAGCTGGTATTATTGATACTGATGGTAATTATGATGCTAGAAAGCATAATTTTGAAATTATTCAAAAACTTGAATCTGTTACAGCAGGTATTGTTTATATAGCTAGAAGTTTAGGTATTAAAACTACTGTTAAAACAAAAGTTGTTAATGGTTGTACTTATTATCGTATATTTCTTCTTAGTAAAGGTTGGATTATTCCAACTAAAGTTAAACGTAAACAATGTCCTGAATATACAGCTTTACAAAAAAATCCTCTTGAATGTAGATTTGATATTGAATCTATTGGTAAAGATGAATATTATGGTTTTGAAGTTGATGGTGATAGTCTATGTCTTTTAGAAGATTTTACTATTTTTCACAATTGCCCTAATCTCCAAAAAGCTCTTGACGTTACTTTATCTAATACAGAATCTGGTGCTATATCTGTTGGTACTATTCGTGTTTATGGTACGGGTGGTACTAAAGGTGCTAACTGGGCTGCATTTAGTAAAGCCTTTTATAATCCCAAAATGAATAAGATGCTTTGCATGGAAAACGTTTGGGATATTAATAAACGTCATGAAGTATGTGGTTTCTTCTTTCCACAAGTATGGGATTGTGAACCTTATGTTGAACGTGGTAATTCCATTATATTCACTGCTTATGCTTGGGATAAACAAGATAAAGAGAATCATTTTCATAATAATGATAGTGAAACTCATATAATCTATAAAGCACAACGTGCTAATACTCCTGCCGAAGCGTTCATTAATACAACAGAGAATATGTTCGCTTCTCCTGAACTTAATCTACATGTTTCAGATTTAATTAATGATAATGCTACTAGATTCTTTCAAGACGGTTGGATTGTTGTTAATGATTTAGGTAATTCTAATAAAGCTGAATTTATACCAAAAGCTGAATGTATTAAACGTGATATATTTGGTAAAGGTAGATTCCATGAGTTTGTTAATCAAGTTCCGCATGGTTCTCGTGATGATACTCATGGTTGCGTTAGAATGTATTATCGTCCGTTCTTAGTAAATGGTGAAGTGCCTAAAGATTTATATTTTGTTAGTGTGGATGCGTATAAGGTAGATAAGGCTCAAAAAGACGTAACAGATAAACATTCTCTTTATTCTGCACAAGTATGGATGCGTAGTAATACTATTACTCCATATCCAAATCAAAAACTGCTTGTATGCGAATATATAGGGCGTTTGGACACAATGGAGCAAAATGATATAGTCACTATGGGTATGTGTCTTATGTATAATGCTGAATGTTGTCCGGAAGCTGGTACTGGTGAGACTGTTTCTAACTTTATTAAATATAAACTTAGACGTTACTTAATGCTTGACCCAACCAATGCCAATACTCGTAAATTGACTAATCCTAACAATAATGATTATGGTATTGTAATTGGTGATGGTGATAAGAAATATAATGGTCTTCGTATGCTAAAGGAGTTTATTTATGAACCTCTTTCATATACTGCTGATGGTAAACCTATTCGTAGACTTAAGTCTATTAGTAGTGTTCGATTGCTTCTAGAGTGTCAGAGATTTACTGCTGAGGGTAACTTCGACCATATTAGTGCTGCTATTGTTGCTATGTATGTCTTTCTTGCAGATTCTTTAAATACTAAGCGTCTTGTTGAAGGTAATACAGAGAATAATGACAGACGTATTGCAAATCGTTTAAATCGTCGTTAAATGGATGCTTCTAAGATTCCTAATTCTTTAGAAAAGCCTGATGTTTTTGCTTCGGAAGCTACTAAGCGTGGAGCTGTTTGGACTAAGGCTATGTGTGATTGGGTTATTGCTACTGCTCATTCTAATAATGATAAAGCAGATATTAAAGCCTTTCTTGACGCTGCAAATGGAATTGTAGATGAATCTACTTACAAGTATGTAATGGCGACCTACAACTCCGTTAATGGTAGAAAAGAAGATTTGCCTGGTAAGATTAGAGATGTTGATTTTATTACTCCTATTAAAGAGAAATATATAGGAGAGTTCATTAACACCTATAATAACTACCAAGTTTATAATGCCGATATTGATGTTGTCACTAGACGTAACGCTGATCTTCGTGTTGCTCTTGATGGTCTTCTTCGTCAGCAATTTATAAACATCATGAATGCTAACGGTGTTCAAACCGGTGAGCCTTCTAAAGATCTTCCATCTGCTGAAGACTTTATGAAACAAGCTGCTAAGGATTGGATTGATGAAGAAGCTGATCGTGGTCAGAAAACTCTTAATCTTCTTAATTCCCTTATTAAAGCTAATGAGAAATATATTCAAGCTTTCTATTATTGGTTCTGTACTGAAAGTGTTTATTCTTATCGTGATGTAAGATACAATGATGTTATTTTTGAAATTATTTCTCCTCTTGAGTATTATCGAATTGATAGTGGTAATCTTTTTATTGAAGATGATGATTATGGGATGCGAGAGTTTGATATTAACATCAATGATATAATTGGTGAATATCAAGAAGTTCTTTCTAAAAGAGATATTGCTTATATCAAAGATATAATTCATAATCATGAAAGTACGGGTGAATATACAGTTACTCCTGTTATGCTTCGTTCTCGTGAGATTGCTTTTAATCCTACGATTGATACGCAGAATGCTGCTCCGTACCACTCCTTGCCCTCTACCGGGGTCCTCAAAGCTCGTCATTGTGTTTTTAAGGTTCCTATGAAGCGTGGTGTTCTTACTTACACTAATGCTTATGGTGAGATTGAGCAAAAGATTGTTGATGAAGATTATGTCTTAGATACTACTCTTGGTGATATTGATATTGAATATACTTGGGTTCTTCAATGTTGGGAAGCTTATCGTTTTGGTGATAAAGATTGGGGTGTATATACTAAATCTCAACCTATCATTGTTCAACGTGAAGAAGTGAATAATCTTAATCATTGTAAATTACCTTATAATGGTTTAAGTCGTTTGATGCTTCTTAATAATCCTAAACCTATTCCTTATCGCTTATTACCTTATCTTGCTCTTTATCGTCTTTATACTTTAGTTGAGGAACGCACTATTAGTAAATTCCGATCATGGCTATTGATACCTGAAAGTTTCTTAGCTGATACTAAAGATATGACTATGGAAGAGCGTCTTGATGCAGCTAATCGAGATGGTACTCTTGTATTTGATGATAGTGAAATAGCTAAGCAACAAGCATCACTTCAAGCTATTAAAGAGATTGCTAATACTACAATGATTAATTATCTTACGACTATTAATCAAATTAAGCAGTCTATTAAGCAAGAAGCGTATGAACTTGCTAATATGAACGATCAGCGTGCGGGAGATATTCAAGCTCGTGCCGGTAAAGCTGTTACTGAGATGGGACTTAATCAGGCTCTAATGGGATCTGTGTGGTCACTTAAAATCTTTGATTGCTTCCGCTCTCGTGATATGATGGCTAATCTTGATGCTGCTAAGATTGCTTGGATTGATGGCTATGAAGGTTCTTATGTAGATCCTAATACCAATGAGATTGTTCAAGTTCGTGTAAATGGTACTGACTTTGTTAATTCTAATTTAGGTATCTTTGTTGGTAACTCTGCTGAACTTAATGAACAAGTACGTAAGCTTGAGGAAATTGCTTTTGGTGCTGCTCAAAATGGAAATTACGATGTAGCTGCTGAGGCTGTTTGTAATCATAACATTGCTTCTTTACGCAAATATATTAAAGAAGCTGCCGAAGCTCAACGTCAATTTGAACTTCAAAAAGAAGAGATTCAAAAGAAGTGGGATGCTGAGATTGAACAAACTCGTGCTGCTAATGCGGAAGCTCAACGTAAATTTGAAGCTGAACAAGCTCAACTTGATCGCGATTCTAAGGAAGCTATTGCTGCTGATACTAATCTTACTAATATTATTATTACTGATGCTAAGCTTCAAGTAGATAAGAATGGTAATGATTATATTAGTGAAGATGAATCTAATAGTGGTACTCTTGATGATTATCTTAAAATGACTAAGTTAAACTTAGATATTGATAGAGTTAATCTGGAACGTGCCAAGTTTGAGGAACAAAAGCGCATGAATCGTATTAACGCCAATAAGCCGCGGAAGTCTTAATGTAGGCTCTTATTTTTGTTGAATTGAACAACTATATCGATTGAAATTTGGGTTCGTCAGAGGTCTTCATTTAAGCCTTAAAATGGCATAAATTAATTGAAATTTCAGAGAGCCGTGTGATAGGCGGTACTAATGCTGTTTCTAATAATATTTCTAATGCCATTTTTAATACATATATTATTATTACATTTGCCACTGTTATAACTTAATTTATAAAAGATAAAACATTATGCCAAATCCTATTGTTCCCGGTGGTGTTACTGATAGTAGTACTACTAAAACTGCGGAAGAGATAGCTGCTGAACAAGCGGCTAAAGCTGCTAAAGAAGCAGAAGAAGCTGCTAAAGCAGAAGAAGAACGTAAGAAAGCAGAAGAAGAAGAAGCTAAACGTAAAGCTGAAGAAGAAGCTGCTAAGACTGCTACTCAAAAAACTGAAACTGAAACTGAAACTCCTACTAAGATTGTTCTTACTACCGATGACGGTGATGTTGAGTATGATCTTGATGCTGACGGTAATGCCGTTAAAGATGGAGAGATTGTTTACACTAAAGCTCAATTAGATGAGTTTGCTGCTGCTGAAACTCAAGAAGAAACTATAGATGTTTCTGCTATTTCTGCTATTTCTGGTTTAACCCCGGTAAATGCTGATGGTACTCCTAAGAAATATGAAATGACCGTTGAAGGTCTTGCTCAACGTGATGCTGATATTGCAGAGCTTGCTAAACGTCAAGCTGAAAGTGAAGCTATCAACAATTTCTTCCGTACTAATCCGGATATTTATCAAGCTGCTCTTTACAAACAAACGTATGGTTCTCTTGAGGGTTTTGCTAATCATGTTGATTGGACTACAATGACCCTCGAAGATAAATCAGATGATCAGTTAGAAGCTGTTATTCGTTCTGCTGAAAAACGTAAAGGTACTTCTGATGCTCAAATCGAACGTATTATTCGTTTTTCTAAAGCTGATAAAGTATTAGCTGAAACTGCTAAAGAGAGTCTTGATTATCTTGCCAATGCCCAGAGACGTGAGATTGAAGCTGCAAATGCTAGGCAAGAAGCCGAATATCAAGCTGCTCAAGAAGCTCTTGATAAAGCCTACGGTATTACCTATGATGAGAATGGTAAAGCTAAAGTGCTTAACGTTCCTGATTCTTTATACGATAAGATCGTTAATAAAGGTACTATCGGAGGTCTTGCAATTCCAACAGCAGGTGTTAAAAGAATTGTTAATGGTAACGAACAAATTCTTTCTCGTAAAGATATTGTTAAGTATCTGACAGCTCCTGTTGTTGAAGTTAATGGTGATTTCTATACGCAAGCTCAGAAAGATGTTTTTGATATGCTTGCTGATAATGAAACGTTCGCTATGGTAGCACTTCGTAACTTGTTAGGTGCTGATATTAGTCAGTTAGCTGCTGCATCTATACGACAAGAAGCTGTTCGTCGTTTGAATATTACTTCTAGTGGTAAACCTAGAGTTAAGGTATCCACTCAAGGTGGCGGTACTAAAGTTAATTCTAATAGACGTCCTATTGTTCCGGGTGGTATTATTGATTCAAATAAATAATTATCGTAACTATGCTTAGAGAAATTGGAAAAAAACAGTATTCCAAAGAGGTTTACTCTGATGCCGATATGCTATTGAACTTTAATGTTCTTGGTGCTGTCGATTTGAATAAGTCTCTTACTTATCTTTGGGGTAGGAACAGTAATCAATTCCCTCTTCTTTCTCTTACAGAAGGTCAAGGGAATATCTCTCGTAAGAAACCTATTAATGCTGGTGATACTCAGTATAAGTGGAAGATTATGGGGAAACCTACTGTCACTTCCCCGATTGTGCGTTTGATTACGCCTACTCAAACCCCCGGTAAAGGGTTTATGTCTTTCAAAGCGGAGTTCCAAGATAACTGGATTCCTTATCAGTATTCTGCTATTACTCCTGACGGAAAGCACATGGTTCGTATGCAGACCGATGGTGAGCAAACTGCTTCTGGTGGATATATCTATGAAATGATTATCCTTGGTGGTAATCCTGATGAGTTTATTGATCTCAGCAATTTTGAGAGAGGTAAATATTGGGGTATGGGTGCTCCTACGATTGCCGGTGAATTATCTACTGGTTCTCGTTCTACTGCTGAATCTTGGAGTGAAATGACTAACCAATTTGGTTTTCATAGATTCTCCAAAATTATTACTGGTAACATTGCTAATATCGTAACCGAGTTTGAACTTGATTATGATGATGGTTCTAAAGGTACTCTTTGGATGCCTTATGAAATGCGTCAGTTCGAGTTCATGCGTAGACGTTTGTTAGAAGAGGATTTGTGGTTCTCTGCTTACAACCGTGATATTAACGGTGTTATTCACAATCAAGAAAAACATTCAAACAAACCTATTCCTCGTGGTGCTGGTGTTCGTGATATTCTTATCGCATTCGGTAACTACTTCGAATACTCATTCATGACTATCGAGCTTATTGATATGATTCTTTCTCGTATCTTTGAGGTTCGTAATGATATTGATTTGAGTAATAAGAATATTGTTCTTTATACAGGTAAAGGTGGTTCTAAGATGTTCCAACAATGTATCAAGAATGAAGCTATTGGTAATGGTTACTTCGATAAACTTGGTGCAGAGGAAATTCAAAGTCGTGGTGGTATTTTGAGTTATGGTGCTTACTTTAATCAATATAAGCATTACTCTGGAGCTACCGTTTCAGTTAAAGTTGTTGACTTGTTCGATAGCGGTTCTCGTGCTGAGATGGATCGTAAGAACGGTCGTATGTATGGAGGTTTCCCTGTTACTTCATACACTATGGTATTCTTGGATCACTCTGTTGATAATACTTCAGGTGAACCTAATATCCAACTTGTTTGTGAAGAAGGTCGTGAATACTTATATGGTATTTACCAAGGTATTACTCCTCTTCCTAAAGAATGGGGTGCTTACAATAAGATGTTAAGTACACGTGAGGATATTGCTACCTATGAAGTTATATCTTCTCAAGGTATTAATATGCTTAATGGTACTACTTCTTTCTGGGCTGAAATGATTTTTGAATAAGCGTACATTACGATTATTGTAAAGTATAAACTTACTAAAGTATAAACTATATGATATACTCACGCAAAATAACCTTAGCTTTAAAGCTGAATCCGACTATGTTTCAAGTCGTGAATCAGAAAAGTATTGGTGCTTTCAATACTATTTTCGGTCCAAGCATTAAAGCAGTTCTTACTCTATCTAGTAAAACTGCTGAAATGGCTTCTATACTTCCTACGATCATTGGAGCTTCTGCTGATAGTCGCAATGTAAACTTTCAAGACCTCGTTTTGAAGCATCTTAAAAACTCAACTGTTGAAGTTCCCGCTCAAGGTTATGAGCTTGAAACTGGTTGGGAATTTTCTCTTAACGATCCTGTTAAACGTGATGCTATTCTTGATTGGGCTAAAAAGAACAGTATTAATACTGAGGTTGCTCCGAATAAATTAGAGAAAGCTATCTTTGATGCTATGCTATTTGGTGAAGATACTGCGGTTCATGAAGAGAATCTGTATATGTACATGACTCCTATTAAGCCGCAAGATTATATTCTTTGGCGTCTTGCTCTACTTACTTCTACTGTTGCTAATAAACCGGAAGATGTTGAGAAATCTACTAATATTCGATTTTACTTACATAGCATTGAAGATGTTAAGCGTATGAAAGATGCTAAGACTAAAGCTGTTGTTAATACTGCTACTAAGTTGGCTCAGTTGTTCACAGGTGATGAGTCTTCTTATAAACGTATTAGAAATATGCTTATCTGTAATGCTCCTGCCGATACTCTACAGATTATTAAAATGGAGCATGGAGATTTGCAGACAGCTGTAGCTGAACTTTCTCAAATGAACGCAGATGCGTTTATTTCTCTGTTTGATAACAAGAATGTAGAAGCAATGGCACAAGTCTATAAGTTACTTGCCGCTCAAGTCATTACGAAAGACGGTGATAATTACTTTGATACTGTGCGTCCGGAAGTAGTTCTTGGTTCTTCTATTGAGGGTGTTATGGCTTTCTTAGCTGCTCCTGAAAATGTTGAATATAAAGCACAACTTTTCACTGCTTATAAAGCTTCGGTTATAAACTAATAAAATAGTGTCAGTATGTATAGTAGTTGTAAAGAAGCACATATTGCTGTAAACGATAAGATTCAGCAGATTAATGCTAATAGGCAAGAATCTATTCGTCCGCAGTATATTGATATTGCTCTTAATGAAGCTATTGACGTACTGCTTACGCAAAAGATTAAAGCCTTTGAAGAGACTGGTCGTTATTACGATGATTTGCAGGTGCTAAAGACTACATATAGAAGTCCTCTTTACCTTCTAGCAAATGAGGGTAATAGAGGCTTCGCTTTTTTGCCTGCGAATTACCTACATGGCGTCTCTTATAATGCAAGTGTTATATATGATAAGTTTAAACGTTATCGAGCAATTGAATCTGTTACTACTAGGATTTACGTTGTTAATATCAGTGAGCTATTTAAAACTATTCCCGGTTATATAGAAGATTTCGTTATTCAAATTGGTAATGATACCGTTATGTTTCATTATCCTGCTAAGATCTATCGTAAAGAGGGTCTATTTGAATATATCAACTATATGCTCTCCATATTGCTGCGAAAAGGTTACAATGTGACTTATGAACGCTACAATAACGAGTATTACCCCGAATCATTAGTGTTTTACTTCGATACGCCACAGCTAATTGTAGTTGGAGATAAATATACTATTAAGTTAGTACAATTTGACTACAAGCGTTATTCGAGCTTATACGAGGTTATCACTTCTGACGGAGTGGTTACAAAGGTACAAAAGAGCAAACCTGCTGGTATGGATTTAGTTTCTGATGTTCAGCGTAGGGATATGCTTCAAACGTATCACAATCGTCTTAATAGACACATTCATCCTATATGTACGATAGAAAACAATAGGGTTTTAGTAGATATGGATGATACATTCGTGATTACTGATGTTGCTATTACATATCTTAGGCAACCTATTAGGTTTGATATTGTAACTGATACTGCTACTGAACTTCCATTTAAAACTGAGATTATTAACCTTGCTACACAGAAGCTTCTTGGTAAACTTAAAGATGAAGGTTATCAAATTGCTATAAATGAAAGTAATTCTTTAAAATAAAACGTTACTATGAGAATTGTAAGTTACGGAAAAACATTTGTCGATAATGTTACTGTTGATACTAAGTTATCTAACGGTCAACTCGGCATTTGTACTGCTTATGGTACTGCTTTGCCTACTACTGGTAGACCTGAGCCGTTTGTAATTATGTCTGCAATTCCTACTAAGGACGGTGGATTTATGAATCAACGTGGAGTGGATATTAATCCTTTTAACTTCATTTATAATGTTCGTAAATATACGGAGAAAGATCAGAAAGAAACTATTATTCTTAAAGGTCTTACGAATCCGGCACTTAAGCCTGCTGAAGGTATTGTATATAATGCAGATGCTGAGTTCTGTGGTGCTATTGAAATTTGTTCTTCTGAGGAGTATCGTCATGGTCTGACGGTTAATCCTAATCCTCAGATTGTTCAAATACCTGTTCGGATTCATGCTACTGATACCGTTGATCGGTTGGTAGAGAAGATTAAGAAAAACCTTAGTCTTACAGCTTATAACAAAGAGTTATTTGATATTACTATCGAGAAAGCTGATGGTGCTGTTCAGATAACTGTTGTTGCTAAAAAGCCTACCAAATTGACGATGAACGTATTCGGTATTCTTGCCGATCAAAAAGCCAATGGTACTATTACCGTTGAACATACAAAGTTATCCGGTTTCTTAGCTGATGTTGCCCTTAGTGATGAAGACCTTCGTTATTCTCTGATTAACATGGGTTGGAATCCTCATGATGAGTGGCAGAAAGCTTGGGGTATTGGTGACCCGAAAGTTGGCTTTGATAAAGTCGCTTATCTTGTTATTTCTACGGCTGAGTTTAATCAATTCCCTGAGATTGCCGCTGATAACAATAGTCCTCGCAAATTCCAAATCATTGTTGGTACGGAAGCTGTGATCGATGCTGTTGTAAATAAACTTGAAGCTGTTAAGACTTTAGCTAAAGGTTCCGGCGATAATGCCATTTCTCTGAATACTGCAACTGACTAAAGTTGCTTGGAAAACTACGCAGTGCTTAACGGTTCTGCGTAGTTATATTTGTTTAAACTTAATGCTATGGAATGTAATATTAAAATTGTCAAGTTAAAACAAGTTCTTCCTCTTGGTACATTTCCTAAGCGTGAGCATAACGTTCGATTCTTCTATCATCGTACTGATGGTTGTTACTATATGTATGATGAAAAAGGTTGCGAAATTAATCTAACTACTGATGGTAATATTATTGCTATTGATAGAGAGTTGATTGTTGGTAGTGAGTCTTTGACTGATGACACTCTTGTTTGCATTGGTCTTAAAGCTAATTATGTGCATCCTAGTCGTGGTATTAGAAATAATACTTGTGGTTGTCAAGATACATATATTCGTGCTTGGACTTACATCAAAGATCTTCAAGATTTTATGCAGTCTGGTCATATCGAACGTGATTACTATAGAGTTACTTTAGTTCCTTCTCCTGAAGAAGGTGGTATTGTTGGATGTAGTGGTTCTGCTATTGTTCCTGATGAAAACTCAGATGGCTTCCGTTTCCAATTTGAAGCTGGTAGTCGTGTTGAACTTTATGCTAAACCTGTTCAAGGTTATCACTTTAAAGGTTGGAAAGAGTTCCATACTAATGAGATTATGTCTATTAGTCCTAATTGGTCTTTTACTATTAAGAAAGATATGGATTTAATAGGCGTATTTGAAAAGGATGAAGCTCCTATTGAACAATTCTATATTAATGTTAATGCTGATCCGGCTAATGCAGGATATGTAGTTGGTGCCGGAACATTCCCGAAAGGTACAAGACATTCTATAACAGCTGCGGCAATTCAAGGGTATCATTTTACTCATTGGACTGATAGTTTAAATCGTATTGTTTCTACTAATCTTCAATATGATCTTGTTGTTGAGAAAGATGAAACTTATACTGCACACTTCGAGCTTGATGCTCCTGTTATTGAGGAGTACAATGTAACTATTATAACTAATCCTGCTGATAAAGGTTCAGTTAGCGGTGGCGGTACTTATAAGTCCGGTCAAACTGCAATAATTGTTCCTAGTCCGGTTGAGGGTTGGGCTGTTGATACAGTTACTGCTTCTGGTGGTAATCTTGTAGATAATGGTAATGGTACATATAGCATCGTTGTTACACGAGATATTACGATTACGGTAAACTTTAAAGAAGCTATTCGTTATTTCACGTTTAGTATCGTGGCAGATGCGAATGGTTTAGTTCGATATAAAGATATTAATGATGCTTGGTCTCAATGGGCAGAAAGACACGAAGTCACTGCTCCGGAAAAGACTATTGTCACTATCGCTGGTAAAGCTAACGGAGGTTATGAATTTGAAAAGTGGGTAACGCCTACTGGTGCTAATCTTCCTAATAATGAAAATAATATCATTGTTGAAGAAGGTCTGCATCGCAAAGTTTATACTGCTTATTTTAAGGAAACTTACATTCCACCTGAAACTCATATTGTTAATATCACTGCTGGTTCTAATGGTAAATGTAAATATAAGATTGGCTCTGGTGAATATTCAGAAGCTGCATCTTCGCATTCTAACATTAGTGTTACTGACGGTGAGACAATTGAAGTATTAGGTGTTCCTGATAGTGGTTATTCTTTTGAACAATGGAATATTGGTGGAACTACTTCTAACTCTAATCCTTATTCAAAGGTTATCACTGAGAATGTAGATTTCTCTTGTACGTTCGTAGAGATTCCACCGGAAGAAGTTACTATTACGGTAGGTTCTGACGGAACTAATGAAACTCGTTATCGTATAGGTGATGGTTCTTGGTCTAGTTGGTCTACTTCTGAACACACGTTTAAAACTGCTGTAGGTTCGATTTATTCAGTTGAAGCTCGTGCGGTTGGCAATTACAAGTTCAGAGAGTGGAATACAAGTGGTGCAAAGGTTTCAGATAATCCTGCAACATTCACTGCTAAAACCGGAACGAATGCAACGCATATTGCTACGTTCGACCAAGTAATCATGCGAACGCTAACTCTTACTGCTGGAACGGGTGGTAAATGTCGTGCAAAGATCAATGGACGTTGGAGCGACTATTATAGTGGCACAAAGACTTACTCTAATATTGTTGACGGAACTACCATTTCTGTAGAAGCATTAGCAGATAGCGGCTATCATTTTAAGGAATGGACTGATTCGGGTGCGCCCTTAACTACTTCACGTGATATTGTCATGAATGACTCTAAATCTATTGAAGCTCGTTTTGAGGTTGATGCTCCTGATAAATTCCAAGTTACCTATGAAGCTATTCCTAACGGAAGTGCTACAATGGAAGGTGCTGGTACTTATGATGATGGTGATACTTGTAAGATTAAAGTTAATGTAAGTCCGGGTTATACTTTGAATAAAGTGCTTGTTGATGGTGTTAAAATCACTCTTAACAGTAATAATCAGTATAGCTTTGTGGTTGAGAAAAACATTAAGGTTACTATTGAATGCGATCTTATTCCTGAACCCACACATTATACACTTACAGTTAAAACCGAAGATGAAGGTGTAGCTCAAGGTGGTGTTGGTATCAATAAAGAATCTAATTTAGGAGTTGAAACTGCTGAATTTGAGGATGGTACTGTTGCTACTATTCATGCTACAGCTGCTGAAGGTTATAGCTTTGGTGGTTGGTGGAAAGATGGAGTTAAGGTTTCTGATGATGTAACTCTAAGTGTTACTGTTGATGCTAATAAGACTTATATTGCTAAGTTTACTCAAGATCCATATCTCGAATTAAATAAGACTTCTCTTACTTTCGAGGCTGCTGGTGGAACTCAAACTGTTAATGTTACTTCTAACGTCGAATGGACGGTTTCATAATTAGGGGGAGGGTACTAAGATGGCTATTGCTTCTTGGCTTACCCCTGCCGCTAAAAGTGGTACGGGTAATAAAACGGTTGGTTTAACTGCGAGTAAGAATACCGGTGCAAGCAGAACAACTATTGTTACTGTTTCAGTCAGCGGTATTACGAAAACTATTAATTGTACTCAAACGGAAGCTGATAAGTTTACTATTAAGATTTCTTCTTCAACTACTAATAGTTCAGGAACTACTATCACAAATGTTGGTGATTGTTCTATCGGTTCATCTGCTACAGGTGGAATTAAAGAAGGAACTTATTATCGTGATACTAGTGTCACATTAACTGCTAAAGCTGCTCCTACTGGGTATGATTTTGTTGGTTGGTACGAAGGCTCTAATCTTGTTTCTACAAGTCTTTCTTTTGCTGTTACTTTAACTGCTAATAGAACTCTTGTTGCTAAATATAAGATTAAGAGCTACACTGTTAATGCAACTTCTGAGGATATAAATAAAGGTACTGTAAGTCCTGCTGGTCAAACTGTAGAACACGGTGCTAATGCTACTGTAGTTGCAACTCCTAAGGCTGCTTATAATTTTGCTGGTTGGTACAATGGAACAACTAAAGTATCTAGCAATGCTTCATATACATTTGCTGTTACTGCCAATATCAGCTTAACTGCTAAGTTTACAATTAAGACTTTCACAACTACTACCGCTAATTCAACTGGTGGTACAGCGAGCGTTAATAAGTCTAGTGTAGAATATGGTGGTTCTGCTATTTGGACAGCTACTCCAAGTACTGGCTATAACTTTAGCAAGTGGTCTAATGGCTCTACTGCTAATCCTCTGACAGTTTCTAACATTACTGCCAATACTCATATTACTCCGGTATTTGTTCTCAAGTCATATACTGTAACTTGGAATCCTAATGGTGGTTCTGTAAGTCCTACGTCAACTACTAAGACTCATGGTTCTACTTTAGGCACATTACCTACTCCGACAAGAGCTGCTGATGTTCAATATACTTATACATTTAAGGGTTGGTTTACAGCTGCAACCGGTGGTACTCAAGTATCTGCATCTACTACTGTAACAGGAAACGTTACTTATTATGCTCAGTGGACTGCTACGCCTAGAAGTTACACTGCAACATTCAATGGTAACGGTGGTGGTACTCCTAGCCCATCAACTATTACTAAAACGTATGGTTCAGAATTAGGTACTCTTCCGACTTGTTCTAGGACAGGTTATACATTCCTTGGTTGGTACACGGCATCTAGTGGTGGTACGAAGATTTCATCTACTACTAAGATAACTGGTACTGTTACCTATTATGCTCAATGGTCTATTAATAGTTATACTTTAACTTACAATGTTAATGGTGGTAATGCAGTAAGTCCTGCTTCTAAGAGCGTTCAATATGGAAGTGCTTATGGTACTTTGCCGACGCCTACTAAGAATTCGGATGCTGAATTTACTTATGCATTTGCGGGTTGGTATACTGCTGCTACTGGTGGAACGCAAGTTACTGCTAATACGACAATGGGTGCAAGTAATACTACAATATATGCACATTGGACTGCAACTAAACGGAGTTATACAATAAATTATCAAACAACATACGGGTCTTTGAATAGGACTAGTCAATCTGTTGCTTATGGGTCGAAAGGCTCTTGTACTTTGACTATGCCTTCAAATGATGCTCAGTACACTTATACTTTTCAAGGCTGGTATACTGCTGCTAACGGTGGTGGAACTAAGGTTGGTTCTTCATTAACTTTAGAAACACCGAGTGTAACAGGTGCTGCTACTTATTATGCTTATGTGACCAGAGCTGTTAATAGGTACACTTTTACATTTAACGCTAATGGTGGTAGTACTCCTTCTTCTTCATCTATAACTAAGAATTATAATGAAGCTATTGGAACATTACCTACTTGTTCAAGAGCTGCGGATAATACTTATACGTATACATTCGCAGGTTGGTTCGATACTCCTGCTACTAGCGGTGGTACTCAATTAACTACGACAACTAAGGTTACTTCTAATAAGACTTGGTACGCTAGATGGACTGCAACTTATAAGAATTATACGGTTACTTGGAATGGTAATGGTGGTACTCCTAGCAAGTCTAGTAGTTCATTCCATTACAATGACGCTTTAGGAACTCTTCCTACTGCTACAAGAACTGGATATACTTTTAAGGGATGGTCTACGTCAGCTAGTGGTTCTGTTAATGTAAGCACAACTACCAAAGTTACTGGTAATGTTACTTACTATGCTGTATGGCAAATTAACAGTTATACACTGACTGTAACTGCGGGTGCAGGTGGTACTGTTAGTGGAAGTGGTACTTACAATTATGGTGCAACTGCTACATTAAAGGCTACACCGTCTGCCGGTTATCACTTTGTTAAATGGAGTGATGGTAATACGAATGCTAGCAGAACTGTTACTGTTACTGGAAATGCTACTTACACTGCAACGTTTGAACAAGATCCTTATTTGAATCTTGATAAAACTAGTCTAACGTTTGAAGCTGCTGGTGGTACACAAACTGTCAAAGTAACTTCTAATGTTAATTGGACTGTTTCTTAAACTTTTAAATGTTCCGTTACGCTTTGCAGACCCCAGTAGGGGAATAGCTTGTGGGGCGTGCGGAACTTCAAACTTTTTTACGAATAATTAAATTTTTATCATTATGATTGGAGATTCTGCTTTGAATGAAAGAGCAACTACTGTTGAAATTGGGGGTTTGGTTGATGGAGTTGGTGCACCTGTTATGCGTGCCGGATATGCTTTGAAAGCTAAACCGAGTTGGATCACTTTAAGTGCTGTTGAGGGAACTGGTAACTCTCAAGTAGATGTTACTGCTCCGGTTTATAAAGGTCGTAACGGACGTTCTGGTTTGATTACTGTTGCTGTTGAAGATTTGACTGAAGACGTTACGTTGCAGCAGGAAGGTTCTACGATTTGGGATGTTACTACTCAATCGTTGGCTTTCGTTAAAACGGGTGAAGCTAAGAAGTTCACTGGTAACTCCAACTTAGCTGCTATTACGTTTGCTGTTGATTCTGATGCTTCTGTTTGGTTAACTGCTGGTAAATTAGTAGTTGCTACTGAACAATATAATTCAGGTGCAGCTATCAAAGGTGACCCTGGAGCAAGTAATGTTTATGCTTTCGAGATTACGTTTACTGCTGCTGCTAATCCGACAGTTAGTACTCGTTCCGGACATATTACTGTTAATGGGCAGAAATATACGGTAACTCAAGCTGCTGGTGATGCTACGTTATCTGTATCTCCGACTGCATTGACTTTCGCTGCTGCGGGAGAAACTAAACAGATTACGATTACTACGAATACCGCTTGGACTATTTCGTAAGTCGTCTGTTGATTTGATTATGGGTCTGATAGGTGCTAAGGTGCCTATTAGACCTTTTGTCGTATAAACAAATATCTAAAGATATGATTAAAAAAACATTTACCATCACACCTGAATCAGGAAGTAATAACGGTAGTATAAGTATTAATGCTAAAGCTAATACTGATATTAATGCTATTCAAGAAACAATTGCTATTACAGGGGGGGGGATATAAATAAATCAATTAATTTACTTCAAAAAGGTTATGTTGATGTTTATACTGATTGGGCTAAACGAGTTGATTCTAACTGGAGTCTTGAAGGTGATTTTATATTTCCTGATGTCTTTTATGGTAAAGGTACTACAACACAACCTATAAAGTTTCCTGTTGATAAAGTTTGGATTTATGATGGAAAAACATCAAAGCTCAGTCCTAGTATATCTGGCGCTCTTATAGATTTAGCAAGTAATAGACAAATTGATAGATCTACTGCAACTAATAAAACTTATAATTATAAACTCAATGATAATATTATAAAAGCTAATGGTTGTTGGGTCTTTAGTGTTGTTCTTAATAGAAATATTGCTAATAATGATTCTATAGAATTATATACTGGTGATTCTAGTACTTGTGAATTATGTGTTAATGATTTTCAACTTAGACTTGCTACAGGTAGTCCTAATATATCTGAATTTGAAGCATATCTACAAATTCTTGGTTGGACGGTTGAAATTATTAATAATAATCAAAACAATTGGATTAAGTTTAAGAGATATGCTAATGATTATGCTTCTGTTCCTTTGTTTGTGAAAATGATGAGACAAAAATCCGAGCCTAATGTTAGTGATACTTGTAATCTTGTAATAGCATAAAATAACCTTGTTAGTTTTAAAAATTCCAGTGGTGATACTGCCTATGGTTTTAAATTTTATATGGTTTAAATTATGGAAGAAACAATTGTTTTTAATCTCTTTAATTCTATAAGCTTTGCGTTTATCGCTATTGTGCTTTTAGCTACTTATAGTATTAACGAGATTGCTACTAAGATTGCTAAGAAGAAACTACCGAGATGCTTCAAGTCTCTTGTTAGCTTAATCGTAGGTATTGCAACTATAGTGCTTTACTTATACAAATTAGATGCTTCATTGGAAACGGTGCTGCTATCTTTTCTGATATGTACCTTTGGGTATGATTTAATTATCAAACCTATACTCAAAGCTATAAAACGGCATTTTGCTGATTCTAAAAGCGTATGATCGCGGACTAAAGGAGTGCTACTGCTAAATTGCGTAGTACTCCCTTTTGTCATATCAAGGAAAATCATTGCTCGCTTAAATCATCGACTAAGCGTTCTATTAATGATTTAAAATTCCTTTAGGTATGACACCTGGGACTTATACTAATTTGAATAAGCTCTTATTAATTAGAGATATTCAAGAGATTTGCTAAAACTTATATCAATGATGATAGAAATTATCGTTTATAGCAACTTATTCAAACACGCAAGTATGAATTATAAAACACGTTGTGTAATGAGTGGTATTTTTATTGCTATATTGAACTTGATTGGTGTTATTGTTTCATCTATTGGTGTTGTCTTCGTAAAAGAATGGATTGCTAAGAAGAGACGTAAGGTTGTTACTAATCTTCTTACATCTAAAGCAGAATGTTGGATGCAACTCGATAAAATAGCCTCAAACATTAGAGAATCTCTTAATGCTAAAGGTGTTTACGTTGCATACTTTCATAATGGTGGTAAGTTCTGTAATGGTATTAATATGGATAAGTTTACTGTTATCGCAGAAGATTACGATATTAGTATTACAGATCCTTATAAGAATCGTTATAAGAATGTTCTTACTTCTATTATGCCTTATACTATTCTACGCTTATACAGAGATAGTAAGTACATTTTCCGTATGAGTGCTTTGACAAGGTATCATTCTAATATGTATGTTGGAGATCTTCGTTCACGTGGATGTAATACTGCTATTAGCATTCTTATTCGTGACTTGAAAACTGATATGCCTATTGGCTTTCTTAGTGCTGAGTTCGAGCTTGACTTTGAACCTGACGCTGAAATGATGCAAACATTCTGGAAAAATCACAATCGTATTTCTCGCAATATGACTATGGTTATAGATGCGACAGAAGATACCATTAAAAACTAAAATACCATGACTGTTATTTACGCAAGAACTAGTCTGCCATCAAGGTGTGGTAGAGGTTTCAAAAATCAAAAGAACGTTATTAGAGTTACTAACCGGTATACTAATGCTGGTCCGTGGCACGGGGTTGTTCCAGTTAAGAATCGTCCTATTATGATCATAGGTGGTTCTGATACTCCTGAACTTGAATTGTCTACTAATCTTCTTAAATTTATCCCTAGAGGTGAAACTAAGAAGCTTGGTATTACTACTAATAAATCTTGGCGAATTGTTTAATGTATTATTATGGCAACACTTAATCAATTAGGAAGTAAGATTTCTAATATATTAGGTAAGCCCGGTGATCATAGCATTCAAGAGAGAGCTAAAGATGCTTGTAAGGCACTCTTTGCTACTTTTATTCGTCAGAGTATTGAGCGCAATGGTGTAGATGAGGTGCTTAAAGTTAGCTTTAATGTTCCTCTTATCTGCGTTCCGCTTACCGATATAGAAAACACATATGCGGGAATTGGTGCTAAAGATATGGTTCTTACTACTGAGCATCGAGTTCCTACACCTTTACGTATGCCTAATGATGCACCTTTTCTTCATGTTTATACTCAACATGATGATGGGAGTCTTATTACATATAAGTATGCTAATAATAGCGTAGTTCCGCTCCTTACCACAGTCTATTCCCCTACTGGGGTTTGGGGAGTGTATCAAATCGTTAATGGTAAACTTAAAATTATTATCAAAAATACTCTCAAAAACTTTGAGATTGATGCTAAAAATTATAAGTTTGTAACAATCGTGTATGTAGCTGAAAATCCTGCTGAGGTTATCACTATGTATATGGAAGATGATGGTCAAGATATTGAACTTCCTCTTCCAGCTGATATGATAGAACGTATAACTTATGAGGTTCTTAGAACTGAATTTGGTATTAAGCCTACAGAACACGAAGTTAAGATTATTAGTGATGCAACTTATGCTCCTAATGATCCTAATGGTACTCAACGTTTAATCCATAATAAAGTAGAATAAACTATATGGAATCCATGCACTATTACCACGACTATCTCGAACAATGTTATAATACTATCAAGAAATTAAGTATTGATCTTCATAACATTTATGTTAGACGTAACAATCTAGCTAATATCTGTTATGCTAATCTGAATCTTCTTGAATCGAATGGAATAACTAAAGAGATTATTGATGATCTTATTTTAGGTAAACGAGTTAAAGGTGTTAAGCTCTTACGTAAACTTAATTGGAGTGACGAAGCTAAAGCAGTATCTCTTCGTATTACGTTCAATCGTTTTGTTTATCTATCTACTATTCGTATTCCTAAACTTCTTGCTATTATTAGATATTACGATTGGATGTGTCGTATTCCTTATCCGATATTTAATCAAATACAAAGAGGTCTTAATAAGTCTCTAATTGAGAATCTTATTCGTGGTGATAGTGTTTCTTTAGGTACTTACATTGGTAAGTTTCAAGTTCAACGTGCTGTTGCTAGAGAATCTGTTGATTGGGCTGCTTCGTTTCGTCTTAGGGATGAGATGATTGCTGCAGGTATCGAAGTTAAGAGTTTTCTTAATCCTTATGGTAAGAATTGGCATGTTAAATCTGATAATCCGTATTATTGGTTCTGTAAATGGATACGTCATAATATGGGTGTTGATGTTGTACCTAATCAAATATTCTATAAATTTAAACCTAATCATTGTCATGTAAACATTATGACTAGCGATAAGGTGCTTAGGCATAAATCTATAGAAGAAGTTATTAAAGCGGATAATCTTGCATTTGATGCTAAACTCAAATACATGATTGAACATGATAAAACTATTATGGATAGGTATCCGCCTACTAAAAGCAAAAGAGAACGTATTAAAAACAATGAAGTAGATGAATACATTAGACCAAAACTTGATTAGTTCTAGTGTTGTTATTCATAGGATTATAGAAGATTATGATGTTCATTCTATGGACTTTATGACTCGTATTCCTACTTGGATATGTGAAGCTCTTGCTGATTTAAATATTCAACAGCATCTTATTAATGTTGGTAAAGTTATTGACTTTGATGAGTATCGTTGTGAGATTCCAGAGGGTTGTGAGAATATACGTCTTGTTACAATTAATGGTAAACGTGCGGATTTTACTACTAATCCTGCTCCATTTGAGCATGATGATGGAAATTATATACCGCTCGCCGTTTCATTCCCGATAGGGATAAACCTTACAGAAAATGTCGTTTTTGACTTCATACAGACGATTTCCGGCAGTTTATACACGTATTCGATTAATGGGTCGTATTTGCATTTGAATGTCAGAAAAGGCACGCTAGGTGTCTTATTTCACGGGTTGCCAATGACACTTGACGAGATTCTTAAAATCAATGTTCCTCTTATACCTAATAATGATGTTCTTATTGATGCTCTAAAGAACTTTGTTATGATGCGTATTCTTCAACGTAATTACAGGCATCCTGTTTTAAATCTTAGAGATAGTAATCCTTATACTAATCCGGCACTTGCTTACGATAATGCTAAAATTAAAGTTCGCAATGCTTGTAATAAGCTTACTAAAGATAAACGTGATGATTGTAGTAGGTCGTTATTAAACTTCTTAAATATGAAAAATCATTATGTGAATTAATTATGAATATAAATGATGGTTTATATCCTAATGCTAATCCCGGTGCAGTCAGAAATGGTGTTAAGTCATTTGCATTAAATATAATGTATAATGATGATGGTAATACTCTGATTAACGAGAATGGTTTTGAGGTTTATAAAAAAGACTTAGACGTCTACGGAACTTTAGTTGGTAAAATTGAAGTTCCGTTAGGCGTCATTTTGTTTTTTAAAGGTATCCCCGATAAAATAATTTATATATATCAAACAACTAAAGATAAAGATGATATTAAAACTATTGTATTTCAAGGTAACTTTAATTTTACTATAGATCATCCTATTAGTGGTACATTCACATATATTGATGAAACTAATTTATTTATAACATTTACTGAAGGTGTATCTAGTGACAATGAAACTCGTATTCTATATATTACAGAAGCTCAAAGTAAATATAAAGGATATATTGAAAATCCTATTATTGAAGATAATGTTACTACAATTACATTTAAAGAAAGTTTTGAATATATTCTTAATCTCATTCCGGATATAGTATTTCCCACATTAGATGTTAATATTATTGCTGGAGGTCTTAAAGCTGGAGGTTATCAATTTGCAACATCTATTAAATTACATGATGGAACATATAGTGATTATTCTCTATTATCTCCTGTATATTATGCCGCTCCTGATTATGGTGAGAACATTGCTATAGGTGATGTAACTAAAAAGGGATTTAGATTTAAATTTAGTAAAGCAGGTACTTACAAATTAGCTATAGTATATAAAAGTCCTACTACAGAAGAATGTTATGAAACTTTTGAAATTAATATTCCATCTGTCAATAGTACTTTTGATTTTACTACTATATCTAAGATGAAATCTATTTCTATAGATGATATAATTATAAGTAATACCGCTTATACTAAAGATGAAGCTCAAACATCTTTTGATGGTTATCTTCTTAGAGGTAATGTTGTTACTCCTGAATATAAAGATATTACTGATTTCTTCACAAGTATTGATGGTGAACTTCTTCTTCAAAAAATTAAAATTGATTTTGTTAAGTTTGCTGAATTTAGTGGTGTAAAAGATTTTGTTAATACTTCTATTACTCCTCATAGTGGAAGTGGTAAAGTTGGAGATTTCTTTAAATCTAAAGATATATCTAATAGTGGTTCTTTTAAGGAAGATGAAGTTTATTATTTCTTTATTACTTTTATAGATCATAAAGGTAAATATATAAATAGTTTTCCTATTAAAAATTCTCGTGGAACTTATGCTCATATAATCAATGCTTCTAAAACTAAAACTCTTGATTTGTATGGAGCTAAAGTTAATATGAATACTTTTGTTTCAGCTTTTAATACTAATATTAATATTACTAAATTTAAAAATAGTATTAAAAGTTATGCTATTTATTATGCTAAATCTACACCTGAGATTTCAAACTGGATTTCGCAATGTCTTACTATTCGAGATATAGGTACTAATGATGTAATTGGAGATAATTATGAAGATCCTTTTAGATCCGCAAGTCGTTTTAGGTTATATCCTATTGAATATCTTGTTACTAATACTGTATTACCTTCATTCTACATTAAAGGTCTTAGGTATAATAAAGAAGCTAAAATATGCCTTAATAATTATGAAGGTGGTTCTGGTACTGAATGGGGAAATGATGCCATTCATCAAGTATGGAATGCAGGAGATAGAGCTAGATTAAATTCTCTTATTCAAGAAAATCTTCTTAATGGCAAGAATCTTAATACTCCTGATAAATCAATTAATGCTGGTGAATATCTAGGAGCTTTTGATAGACTTAGTAAATATACTAAAAAGACTGATATGCCTAAGACTAGTAAAGATTTTAATATGTTTACTGATTGGGGAGATCATATCAAAGGTCCTTGGGAATCTGGAGATCTTGTTCATTCTATTCTTGATACAGAAACTACAGATATTGCAAATAATGCTCCATATCCTACAATTCTTAATGCAGACTTTTATCCTGTTAATAATAGTGCTATATCTAATGCTGGATGTGATAGTAGTTTCAAATTAATTAATGGTTCTACTATGCTTCAAGAAAATATCTTTGGATTAGCTAAAGAAGGTACTGATAGTGAAGGTGGAACTAGTTTACCTAATGAGTCTCTTACGGATATTGTTTATAAACAAGCTGATGAAGAAATTGATGGTATTAAACGAGATGTAAGAACTCAAACTAGGGTTATTTCTGTTATAACTAAGAATGATGATTCTGATAGTTATAGGCAAGAATTAACTACTATTAAAGAGAAACTTATATACGCCAATGGTTATAATAACGCTGAATATTTAAAACAAAATTCAGAAGGCACTTGGGAAGTTATAACAGATGAAAAAGAAGCTACTATAGTTTTAAGTAGTGAAATTACTGTTAAGACTCTTACAGCTGAAGAATATAATTCTATTATTATTGAAGTATCTAATAAAGATGATTCTAATTGGATTCTTCTTTATAATGAGAATAAAAAATATTATAACTTTGATACGTTTACTATATTTAATAGAGGTATTGTAGATTTAAATCGTTATTATGACGTTAATACAATTCCTGTACCTGATTTATTTAATTTATCTTTAGTTGCTGCATCTAGTATATATCCTATAGAGAATACTGATGAAATTATTCTTATTGGTGATACATTTCCAGCCTGTGTTACTCAACGTTGCACTTGTCCTTCAAATAAATTCAATAATGTTGGAGATGCTACTCATCATAATAATAATATCTATCATATTCATCGTATGATTATTACTTATTATATTAAAAGTAGAATGAATTTTCTTGCACTTCATAGTGGTAAAAATGTAAATAGTTCTATTATTAAATATAAAGGTACTACAGCTAATAATAATTTCTCGGGTAAAGCTAATAAATTTAATATCAATACTATTATCAATAAATTCACAAGTGGTCTTAGTGAGGAATATGCACCTCATACTATGGATATATATCCGACTACTTTTGATTATGATTCTATTATTGATTTAGGTTATAGAGATTATGTTATTGATAACTTTTGGCATACCGAAGATGGAAGTGCTTATGATGTTGAAATGAATTGGAAAGGTTTCAATGATATTACTCAATTTAAATCTACTGATAATCTAAAAGATACATTTGCTGCTAGAATTATTCGTTCTAATGTTAATAATATGGAATCGAATGATATTGGTTGGCGTAAATTTAAAGCTGATTCTTATAAAGATATTCCTATTACTAAAGGTTCTATTGTAAATCTTTTATCAGATGCTAAATCTCTTTATATTCAAATGGAACATACTCTATTTGTAACATCTGTTAAAGATAGTCTTAATCAAGAAGAAGATGGGACTTATATTGGTACTAGTGATATTTTTGAAAGAACTCCTATTGAAATTATCTTTAATAATACCGGTAAGATCGGATGTAATAATAAGTTTTCTTCTATTATTACTCGATATGGTTATTTCGTTTGTGATAACTTTACAGGTACTATATATCATGTTAAAGGTGAATCGGATGTATCTGATATTTCATCTATAGGTCTTCAAGGTTGGTTTAAAGAATATATTAAAGAAAATGCTATTAATCCTCTAAATACTAATGGTAATTTCTTTATATTCGATGATTATAATAGTCGTATCATATTTGTTTCTAATAATCCAGATAATACTTATACGATTTCATATAACCTTAAGACTAATTTATGGATTAGTTTTCATTCTTATAATCCTATTATTACTTGGTCGAATCGCTTAGGTACATTTGTTGTTGATACAAATAATACTAAGATTTATAAGATTAATGCTCCTAATAAGTGTATATATTTTGATAATAAGATAATGCCATCTATTGCTCAATTTATATATAATGAAGAACCTCTTGTTAATAAGTTATTTAATCATATTGAATGGAATAGCGCACTTGTTCATAATTGGAATCATCTTATTGCTGATAAGATTAAATTCTTATATGATAAGACTATTGATTATTTAATGATTAATACTGATACTCAAAGTACTGGTATTCTTCCAATGATTCTAGATGAAACTTGGTATGATGACCATACTCTTAAGTACAAAGCTGGACGCTATTTATGGAATCTTATAGAAGACCATATAGACAATGATAGAGCATTTCAAATTCTTAACCCATCTAATATACCTTTTGAAATAGATCGTCTCTTAGGAATGAGATATGAGCCTAAAGCATGGTATGAATATAGCAAGATTCAGAATCAGTTCGGGTATATAACAATGGTGTACTTAAATCGTTTTATTGATACTACTACTAACGAAGATATTAATGAAACTGATGTCAATGCTATCATAGATAAGTATTCAGATAATATTGATATTACTAGTAAAGATTCTAATATCAAACAAGCTGAACTTAGATTATATGATATTAACGTTGTTGTTACTAAGAATACTAGATTATGAACTTAGAGGAACTCTGTAGACCCCGGTAGGGAAAGAGCTTGTGGAAGCGAGAGGAACTCTGTTAATACACTAAGTATGCCTAAAAGTAAAACTAAAACTAATAGTAATGATAGAGAATATGTAAATAGACGTCTTGCTCTTGCTAGAAAGTTCTATGATTACATAAATGCTTTTGAAGATGATTATGCAGAGAATAGAACTAAAAGATTAGTTCGTGAAAACAAGAACTCTTTTGATTTTATTATTCCTGATAGTGATTATCCTGATTATTTAGTTTCACGGGCTTTACAAGCTATGTTTGAAACTGAATATGGTGCAGCTTTATTTGAAGCTAATGGAGATAGATATTATAATCCTGATGATGATAGTATTTTACTTACTAAAGATCAACATGGAAATTCTATTTCTCCAATGCGTATTAAAACGACTCCTTTGCATGATATAATTAGAGCTGCAAAGAAAGTTAAAGGTTCTAGTATTGATAAAGCTCTTGCTCTAGCATATACTGAATCTACATTTGGTGTTAATCCTCATTTACGAGGTTTTCTAGGTCGTAAAGGTGAAACTTCTAAAGAAGATGTAACTAGAACGATGAATGAAAATCTTAAAGCATATAATGAAAGTGATACATATAATCCTGCTCAATTATTAGGATTAGATCATATAGATCCTGATAATGTTACTAAAGTTAATACGTATTTATCTAAATTAGTTGGTAAAGACACTAATGCTAAAGAGTTATTCGAATATGAAGATGATGGTTTTGGTGGTAAAAATATCAATCTAACTCGTAAAGGTGAAGAATACTTTGGTAAACGCCTTAATGATTGGTTAAGTGAAGGTAAACTTCCTAATGCTTTAGTAAATGGTATGATTAATGCTGAGAACTATGTTGAATCTTATGATCCTACTATTCAAGCTTTAAAGTATTTTCAAAAGAATCCTGTTAAATATAATAGTTCTGTATATAAAGCCGGAGATGCTGGTTCAGATATTAATAAAATGTCTGATGCTATGAAAAGCATTATTGGTCTTAGAAAACATAATCCTGAATTAGATATGTGGATAGAAAAAAATAAACGTTATGGTGGTACTATTAAATCTCTTAAGGGTAGACGTAGACGTTATGATCTAGGTGGAGCTAGAGATAATGTTAATAGTGTTACTGGAAGTAGCTGGGGTGCAGGTAAAGGTATTCAAGGAGCTGAAACTAAAAGCGGTTTAGCTAAAGGCTTAGGAATAGGTTCTACTGTAGGTGCCGCAGCAGGAAGTATAGTTCCTGGAGTTGGAACTGCAATCGGTGGAGTAATTGGAGGTATTATCGGTGGTGTTTCAGGTTTGATTAGTGGTATCTTTGGTGGACGAAGAAAAAAACGTAAAGCTAGAGAAGCTGCCATTAGAGCAGATATTACTAAGAATTATGAGCTTGGTCAAGATGATATTCGTATTGATCAACAAGCTTTAAATGATATTACAATTAATACAAATCCTATAGATATTTATGGAGATAATCCTATACCTACAGGTAATACTCAAACTGTTAGTAATCAATATAATATGATTGGTATTCCTACAAAAGAAAATTATGAATTTGCTTTTAGATGTGGAGGTAGACGTAAAAGATATGCTGATGGAGGTTCTATAAATCAAGTTGCATCTAATGCAGCAATAGTTGAAGGACCTAGTCATGAACAAGGCGGTGTTTCTTATGGAGCAAATGCAGAAGTGGAAGGTGGTGAAGCAATACTCAATGGAAGTAATGCTGATTATATATTTAGTGATACTCTTAAGTTAGGAGATAGAACTTTTGCAGATATTGCTAAACCTCTTATGTTACATAAAGGTTATCTTGAAGATAAACTTGCTAAAAGTTCTGTAATGCTAGGTGGTCTTTTACGACTTACAGATCGTAGTACTTATGCTATAGATCGTAACACTAATGCTCGTAATACTGAAAAGCAATCTGCTAGACACAATAGACTTCTTGCTGAAATTAATGGAGTTCAAGCTAAATTGAATAATCTTTATAATCAACAAGAAGCTATGAAAGCTGAAGCAGGTAATATAGCAGAACCTAAGCAAGAATTTGCTCTTGGTGGTTCTATATTTGCTTGTGGAGGTAGACGTAAATATCCTACTGGAGGTTTAGCTATTCCACCTTTACAATCTATAGCACCTACTCCTCAATTTGCTGAAATGGATATTCAAACTGTATCTCCTATTACATCTACTGTAAACACAGGAGCTATGAGTGGTGCTACAATGGGAGCTAATATAATTGCTAATTTTATGGCTCAAGATGCTATGAATAAACGTCAAGCTGTTGTATCCGGATTACCTCCTCATATTAAAGATGCTGTGCTTAGTGAAGTTGGTATGAGATGTGGTGGAAAAATTAAGAAAGCTGATGGAGGTTCTGTTCAAGTATCTCCTTTTAGTGATTTAAATATTCAAGTTGATAATCCAACTAAACAGATGATTAATCCTAATCCTTATCTTATGACTCCTATGATGCTTAGAAGATGTGGAGGTAAAACTAAACGTTATGATTTAGGTGGATTTATTTCAGATGAAAGTGGTAATCTAATAGGTGCTGCTGGTAATCTTATAGGTAGTCTTATGCAAGGTCGTAGTAAACGTAAACTCGCTAAGAGCATTTCTGATATGCCAATTCCTAAAAGAGAATATCTTGATAATGTAAATCTTGAATGGGATATAAATACTGATGCTGCTAGAAGAGAAGTTATTGATCAAATTTCTGCTATTGAAGATTTTGTTAAATCTAATTCATCTAGTGCTCCTGTAGCAAGACAAGCTATGCTCAGAGCTAGAAGTAAAGGAGCTAGTGCTTTGGGTAAACTAAAACAAGATGAGTTAATGCAAGAACTTAATATTAGAAATCAAGCTCGTCAAATGAATGCTGAAATTGCTGCTAAGAACAAACAGATTAAATACGAGAATGAAGTTGATGCTTTTGAGAAAGCTAATCTTGCAGCTTCTTTGTTAGCTGAAGGCAATACAGGTATAAGAGATGCTCTTGTAGGTTTAACAGGAGATATTCAAAAAATGCTTAATGATCATACTCTTCTCAATGATAAGCGTAATTCTAATATATTACATCTATTATCTAATGATAAATCTATAGGCTTCTTAAAGAATTTATCTGATAAACAAATATCAAGACTTTTCGGTAAAGATGCTGTAGCTCTTAAAGGTAAAAGATGTGGTGGTAAAGTTAAGAAAAGATATGGTGGTAAAAGATGTGCTTAATTAACTACTGGTATAACTCCGGATTAACGTCCGGAGTTTTGTTGTATATACAAATTTAATTCTTATGGCAATCATAAATAGTATTGAAAATATAGTTGTTAAGTCAGGTAAAGACTTTAAACGTAATGAAATGCAAGATATGTTTACTCCTCGTGCTAAAATGATGGATCAAAATCTTGCTGTTATGTCTTCTTTGCAAGAACGTGCTATTCGTAATGAAAACGCATATAATGAAATGGCTATTAAGATGTCTGAATATAATGCGATTCAAGGTGCAGATGAAGAAGCTCTTGCAGGTAAAATTAATGAAACTCAAGAACACATTAAAGCTAAAGTTGATGAAGATGGAGGATGGTTCTTTGCTGATACAGCTGTTAGCGATGGTGCTCGTAGATTTTTAACTGATGAAGGGGTTAAAACTATTCTTAGTAATAAAACTCAATTTGATGCTATGATGCAAGCTAATGAACAATCTGACGCTTCAGAAGAATATAAAGCATTAAATAGAGCTATGATTCTTAAACGGTTTAATGATGCAGGAGGTAGTTTAGGAGGTAATGGTAAACAATCTATTAGTGCTTTTGGTACAGCTCTTGGTTCAGGTCATGATAGAGAAGCTTTACGTAAAGAAATGCTTGAATACTTTAAAGCTATGAAATCTGATGAAAAAGTTATTTATAGTGAACAATTTCGTAAACAAGCTATAGATTTAATGAATAATCCTACAATTGATGCTATTACTAAATCTACTCTAAAAACTTTATCTAATCCTACTCTTCATAGATTTCAAAGTTTTACTAAAACTATCGAAGGTATAGGAGATGATAGATTAATAAATGTTGCTAAAGCCATTGTATCTAACAATAGTAAATTTAAAAATGCTTTATTGAAAGAAGCAGAATTAAATCTATTTGCTCTAGAACAAAAAGGTATTACACCTAGTAATGCTGTAAAAGACAATATATATTCTACAGCTTTTACTGATTCTAATATTTTAAAAACTTTAGTAATAAATTCTCCTGAATATAAAAATGCTAATAGTAATGAAAAGATTGTATTGCTTAATGCTATAAACAATCCTAATAGTATTTATATAAAAGAATTAATAGATAGAAATTATAGTTTTTTAAATCAAAATCCTAATGAAACTGAATCTGATTATGAAGCTAGATTATCTAATTTTTATAAAGCTAATTATATAGATTCTGAAATATCTAATGTGGCTACTTATTTATTGCCTATGAGATATACTAAAGAGAAACTTGATGTAGATAATAAGTTCTTTGAAAGTCTATTTAATAAGCAACTAGAAAAGTCTGAAGATACTTCTAAAATACTTACTAGAGAAAGAGATGGTTTAGTTGGAACAATAGTTAATCTTCCTAGTATGACTTCTGAACTAGAAGCAAATCGTAAAGCAAGATTACTTAATCAAACTTCTCAACATTCAAGAAATATATCTGAATTAGAAAGATTTAATAACTATTTAGCTAAAAAGTCTACTAATGGAGAAAATATAACTAAAGAAGATGAAGATAAATTAAAAGCTCTTAACCTTAGAGTTCAAGAATCTCAAAGTATAATCAATAACATTCTTTCTGAATATGATGCTTATAAAGGTGGTATTCCAACAAATAAAGAAGATAAAGCAAATTTAAGCTTAGCACTTCAAAAGAGTATTAAAGAATATTATGATGTATTTAATCGTGTTGGAATTTTTGGAAGTTTAACTAATGTTATCAATGAAGAAACTTCTGACTTAGATGAAAATGGAAATCCTATTAAAGGTACAGGCGTTAATCTTAGAGATGGTGTTAAATTTAATGCAAATGATAAAACTCAGAAAAATATAAATGAATATCTTCATATAAAAGATATAAGTTATATATTAAGTAATTCAGATACTCCAGAGGAAGGTATTAAGAAAGCCACAGAGTTTATAAAAAATAGTAGCAAAACTAATCCTTATGTAAAAGAGTTTGCAGATAATATATCTAAAACATTTGGGGATATTAGTACTGGATTAACTTCTATTCTAATGGGTAATCTGATTGAAAACTATAGTAATGAAACTAATATGATTCAGTCTAATCCTGGAGTTGTTATTGGTATATCCAAACCTACAGAAACAGGTATTGTAAGTACTGTTAGAAATAATATAGCTTATAAAATTGAAAATCATCCTGAAGCATTTACTATTATTGATAATCAATTGTTAGATGATGATGATTTAGAGTTAGATGCTGAATCCGTTGGTGTTCCTATAGATTTGAATAATGAATCTCTTAGGAAATTCTTATATACTGAAGATAAAGGTACAGATAAGAATCCTAAATATTCTAAATCAGATATTACTTATGAACTTATGGAATTGAGTGATGGTCGTAAAGCACTTAATCTTATAAAGAATGTTCAAGGTTTTAATAATGTTAGACAGAAACTCACTATTGTTGCGAATAATGATGCCGATCAGAATACTATAGATGAATTTGAATTAGCTATGCGTATGACTTCTGCATTCGATATGGCTGATAGACCTAATGCTGATACAAAATTTATATTTGATGCTATGTCTACACATCATGGTGGAAGTTTAACTTTTGGTCCAGATCCTTCCAATGCTATTCAAATGAATGATGCTTCTGCATATAATATTGTTGAATATAATGGAAGATATTATAATAATGTTAAGTCGTTATTAAATGCTTTTGTTAAAAATCCTATAACAAATGTAGATAAAACTATATATCATAATAATTTTAGAATTACATTTAGTAAAGATTCAAATAATAATTTTACTACTCAAATTGATACGTATGATAGTACAACAAATTCATTTGAGCTTACAGATAAATTTATAAGTGATAATTCTGAAGACTTTATTAATAATACACAACGTAGATTAAGCGTTATATCATCTATATTAGATTATAAAGATGCTTATAGATTAACTAAAGAACAATTAGATAATCTTACTAAGTTTAATGCTAATATGTCTACAGCTAATTTTAATTATTGATATTATGCCTATTGATTTTGATAAATTAGAAAGCATACAAAGAAAATCTACTTATGCTCCTAAAGATAAGTATAAAAGATCTTCTTTTAATCCTAATGCTTATAGTATAGATAATAAGTTATTACTCAATTTAAGAAAACATTCTGGAAATAGTCAAAATATAGTTCCCGGTAATGTTAATGCTTATATTGAAGCTAGAGCTAGAAATCAATCTACTTGGGATCGTATTGGTAACTCTCTTGTTCAAACTGTTGGAGAAATAATTGGTGGTACAATTGAAAGTGCAGGTTCTATACTTGCACTTCCCTCTAAACTCATAGATAGTGATGAAGCTTATACTCGTAATTTTTTAGAAAGACTAGGTAATTCCATTAATGAAGGTACTAGAGAAGCATTTCCTATTTATATGACTGAACAAGCTCAAACGGGTAATTTATTAGATCGCATGAAAGGTGGTGGTTATTGGGCTTCAATAGTTCCATCTATTTTAGGTAGTGCTGCTAGTATAATGCTTCCAGCTCGTGGAGCTTCGTTATTATTAGGTAAAGCTTTTAGAAGTGCTGTTAATCTAGGAAGTAAATCTAAATATATTAAAGATTTATTTAAGTTGGGTACAAAACTACAAAAAGCTAAAGCTCTAAACAGAGCTAATAAAATAGCAGATATTTATGGTTCTGCTGTTATAGGACGTATTCTAGATTCATCTCGTGAAGCTTATGGTACTTATGAACAAGAACGTGAATGGTTTCTTAATAATTATAAGAACTATGTTGAACGTGATGAAAATGGTAATGCTATTCTTAAAGCTCCGGGATTAGAAGAAGTTCCTCTAAATGATACTAATATTGAAAATATTGCTGATAGATATGCAGATAATGCAGCTTCTAAAGGTTATTGGAGATCTATGTCTAATATAGCTTATGACGTAGTTGAATGGATGAATATCTTAGGTACTGCTAAAACTCTTACTAAAGCTACTAGAGATAACATTCGTAAAGCTATGGCAACTGGTGATAAATTTGCTATAGTTCGTACATTAAATGCTATACCCAATGCTGATAAAGGTCAAATTCTTAGAGCTATTGGAGGTTTCGCTGGAGGTTCTCTTGCTGAAATGGCAGATGAAATGACTATGAGTATTGCGATGCAAGAAGGTACTCATGCAGCTCGTAAAGATTTTGGTTTACTTTCTGATACTGACGCTCTTACTGATTTTAGCATGAGAGTTAGTAGTTATCTTAAAGATCCTGATATTTGGACTGAAGGTATTGGAGGTCTTTTAGGTGGTGCTGGTATGCAAGCAATAATGCCATTTATTGAAACTAAGATCAATAAACGTGGTATTGAAAGAGAACATGAATATCTTAAAGGTATTGAACGTGCTACAGAAGCTATGCGTTCAGGTCTTGATGGTATTGTTGAATCTCTTGCAGAAGGTGATATTGTTGGTGCTAAACTGAAAGAACAAGAAGCTATTCTTAATCAAGTTGCAGCTAATAGTCTTGATGGTTCACTTGAGTTCTATAAAGAGATGCTTAGAAATATGAGTGCTTCTCTTAAAGAAATTCAATCTGTTAAATATAGAAAAGATAGAGGTGAAGCTATTAGTGCCGAAGAACAAATTGCACTTGATAAAGGTGAATCTTTACTTGCAAATGCTGATTACTTTGAACAGACTCTTAATAAGATTGAAGCTGTTGAAGATATTTACAATAAACATTTCGATGCAGTCAATGGTACTACCGATAAAAATCTCTATGAATATCAACGTCGTATTGCTACTCTTGAAGCTCAAAAAAGACTTAATGAACTAGAACTCGAAGCTATTACAGCTAATCCTGCTGAATATCAAAAGCGTGCTGCTGAATCTAAAGAGTATCTTAGTAATTATGTTGATTCTAAATATACAGACGATAATATTCGTATAGCTAAGAAAGCTGATATAAATACTTATGCTGAAAATAATGCAACTCTTGAAGATGCTAAAGCTGCATTAAGTGTTTACGATAAAATGATTGCTAGTCTTAAGAAACAAATAAGTGAACTTGAAAATGCAATCACTAATGCTCCTAAAGATGCTACTGCTGAACAATTATTAGGTCTTAAAATAGCTCTTAAAGGTGCTAATAGTAAACTTGAATCTTACAATAAAACTCTTAGTGATATTAGTAATATTCGAGATACAGCGACTAAAAACATTGAAGCTCTTAATTTAAATAAAGATGATAAAGAGGCGGCTCAACAAGCTAGAACTCTTTTATCTAATCTTACTAATCCGGAAGAAGCTAAACGATTCTATGAAAATAGAAGAACTGCTATTGATGCTGAACTTGATTATTATCGTAATGGTAATGGATTTGAAGATATTAAAGATCAAATAAAATTATATGAAGATGAAATCAAAGCTTCTACTGATAAAGATCTAACTGATGAACTTAATACGTATCAAACTTCTGAAGCTTTACAAGCAGATGAATCAAAGTTCTCTGATTCAGACACAAGAAAAGCCGTATATAATGCCCGTCTTGCTAGACTGCAAAAACAAGAATCTGACACTAAAGCCGCTAATGCTCGTAGAGAAGCTGCACTCAAAGCAGAACAAGAACGTCAAGCGAGACAACAAGAAGAACGTGATGCACTTGCAACAGAAGAAGATTCAAATGCTGCACCGATAGGTAGTGGTACATTCGGTAGATCTTATAGAGAATTTGAAGGTATTAAACCTTTATCCAATGAAGCTTCTAGTCTTTATAATGCACTTATGTCTGAATCTCAAGTTACAGATTCACCTCTTGCTAACGTTATTGAGAATAGACGTAAAAGCAAATCTCTTACTTCTAAAGATGCAATGCTTCTTGAAGAAATTAAAGAATTCAATGATGCTACTAATAGAGCTTTAGATAATTCATTTGATACTCTTACGACTACAAATCTTAAATGGATTGTTACTCGTATTGCTGCTAAATACTCTATATTCGATAATATATTCTTTGGTCGTAGATTCAATTGGATTGACGCTGTTACTAAAACAGAAGTTGAATATGCACCTAGCATAAATAACGGTGATCTTAGTGCTGAACTTAATAGTTATTTGTGGCATCTTAGTCGTTATACTGCTCAAGTTCTTGAACAAAGTGGTAGACCTCTGCCTAGTTTCTTAGCTGATGTTCACTTCGGTTTAAGTGAGACTACAAAGAGTGATATTAATGCTCTTACTAACAAAATTATGCAGGAAGCTAAGAGTATGCAAACTAAATTTGATATTATCAATAATACTATAGAAGATAATTTAGGTCGTAAGAATTCTAAATATGCTTTATATGTATCTATTGGTGGTGTTGAATATAGAGTGCTTAATACTCCGAATCCTCGTAAAGATGTTGGTATTGTTATTGAAGGTTTTGAGAATCAACTTAATCGTTATGTGCTTACTCCCGCTAATATGGCAACTCCTAACGATGATTATATTCTCATTGCTAGACAAACACAAAGCTCCGCTCCTGACCAGTCCTTGCCTCCTACCGGGGACTACAAAGCTCAACAGAGTTCCACTGATAAAACTATTACTCCTAAAACTGAGATTACAGAGACTGTTTCTAGTGCTAATGGTATTACTACTGAATTTGTAAGTGATAAAAGTTCTACTAATACCGATGATGCGCCAATCGAGTTTGTAACGGCTTCAAATCAGCCCCTTATAGACTTCAAAATAGAGGGTATTGATACTAAATCCATGCTTGAATTTTTAACGTCTCTAATGAGCCAAGAGGGGGTAAATTTGGCACTATTCGACACGGATTTAATAAACGCCTTAGTGCTTATTCCGAAGCTGCTTAGAAACACTAAAGTTGGTAGTAAGTATGCTTCTGATGCTTATATTAAAGCTCTAATGAATAAGTACTTTACAGACGCTAAACTTACTGGTGTTGAAACTAAGATTATTGAAACTGCTAAGAAAGTCGCAGCTGCTATTAGTATTAACATTGATGAAGGTGGAAATTCAATTCGACTGAATACTGCTGAAAATTGTCGTAATGCTATCAATGCTCTTGATAATCTTAAGAGTTTATATAAAGATGAATCTAAATGGTTATCAGATATGCAATCTCTTACAGATGCTCTGAATACTGTTTATGAATCTGATCTTGTTGCTAAGTTTGCACAAGTTCTTACTCAATCTAAAGATTATAATTCTAATGCTATTGCCATACGTCTTGATGAAACTCTTCATAACAAATTTGCTATGATTGCTCAAGACTTAGGTGGTATCTTTGTTGATAATCTTAATCTCTTTAGTACACTTGTTGCTTTTATTAGTGATAGAAGTGGTTTTAGAATTAATAAGATTAACTATTATGACCTTGTTAATGGTATACGTGAATATCGTGGTGATAATTACAAAGACCTCATACCTGAAATCATGTCTATTATGAATATTACTAATTATCTTCATAATGAATTTAAGAATAGACGTGATTACTATAGTGCTAGATTTGCAGTAACTAAAGATGCTACTTATAAAGAGCTTTATAATAATTATAGTTTCTTTTATGATCTTATAGATGTTGCTCCTACTAATGGTTTACCTTTAACAGAAGCTCAAGTTCTTGATTTTATTAATCGTACACCTGAGATTAAAGGTAAAACATATCATGAAGGTCTAGATATTAACTTTAGTCCTAACGGTGCTCCTGAGAATATTCTAGGTAATAGTACTGCTACTAACTTAGGTATTTATGAGTTACTTGATGGTATTAAAGAAGGTGATGAGGTTACTGTAGTTCAAACTGATTTAGAAGAGAATCCTAATAGAGCTTCTTATGATGTTGTAATGAATCGTAATGGTAAAGAGTATAAATTAGGTTCTATTCCTAAACTCGAAACTATTACAAATGGTATAGCGTATACAATTCAAGGTGCGAATGGTGTGTATTATCCACGTAAATTTGCATTTACTGATGATATGGCTAAAACTTTTGCTGAATATCAAAGAGAGCTATTTAGATTCATGTATCATTACGATATTGCTTTTAATCCTCGTAATAATATATCTGCTAAAGATAGAGAGAACTCTGAACGTAACATTGATATTATCTTTGATCAGTTTAGAAAAGATCGCTTTAAGAAGCTAATGGATACACTTAAAGAACTTGTGTATTCTAATCTTACATCTAAGCAGATTAAAGATATTATGAATAGTCAGACAATGATTGGAGTTGTTGATTCTGAATATACAGGTGATACTGACGGTGAAATTTCTATTGATAATGTAGCTCTTTCATTTAATCAAATATATCAAATTTGTACTGATTTATTTCCTGCTTCTAGAATTAATCATTCAAATATGGATAGTATTATGAATGCTACGGCTATTACGAAACATTTCAATGACGCTGTTAATCGTCATGAAATGATCTTCCGTAATAATCAAGCTATTCGTAATGATATTCGCTTTACAGGTTCTAATACTTTTAGAATAAGTCATATTAGTGCTGGTAGAATACTAATTAATGATGAAGCTCGTAACGAAGATCATGAAGCTAAACATGGATTACCTATTATGCATCATCGTAATTCTTTATTAGATTCTATTAAGCCTACTAAAGATGTTCTTGATTCTAAAGGTAAACCTAGAGTTCAAATACTAGCTATTGATGAGAATGGTGTTGGTAGAGATCCTAAAACTGGTGGTATTGTTCAGAATATAGATAAGTTTGCAACACCTCATGTAGCTGATACTTTTATTGGTAATAGACGTCATGAAGTTGTTGTTATACCTCAAACTGATTCACTTAATACTGTATTCCCTATATATCCTAATACTATTATGGGTTCTATCACTGATGAAACAGAAGAAGCTCGTATTAGTAAATTAAGTAAATATACAAAATATATTGGTGATGCTATTAAAGAAATTCTTGCTCTTAATACTGGTAATATAACCGAAGCTAGACTTGATATTTCTAATAGACTTCAAAATATTATTATATGTAATGAACGTAGTAGTGCCGTTCAAGATGATATTTATTTTCAATCTGGTAACAATGGTGATGGTAGTAAACGTTATGTAATGCTCAAAGCTGTTCTTGGTGATGGTAAAGGTAAAGAAGCTTATCATAAGTTTATTCAAACTACTATTGATGGACGTGACGCTGTTATTCATTATACTTCTAGTAATAAACTTGATGTTGCTAATTATAATGGTGCTTTAAATCATCCTAGTTATCCACATACTGTTTATTACTTAGATACTCCTGCTGATGTTCAAAAGTTTAATAATAAACTTAATAGTATAATTCCTAATCTAGTTCGTCAATTCGGTCTTAAAGATGGAATTGCTGTAGCTAAAGATTCTACTGGTAGTTCTTATACTACTGGATATACAGATCCAGTTACAGGCGAACGTTATGAAGATATATATGACTATTATATGGCAACTAATGCTAGATATTCAGATGTAGCTTCAGTTAAAGATAGATATGGAAATGTTATAAGTAATGTTACTATTGCCGGAAATGCTCCTATTAAGTTTTCTATTGCAACAAAAGCATTCGATACTGAAACTGATGTTCCTCAACGTTTTTATGATCCCGTTGAATTACTTAAAACAGTTCAAGATGCTGATCGCTATAAAGAAGATTGGTCTAGTATCTCTAAACTTGCTAATATACTTGAATATGAAGCTGGTATTAATCCAGTTTATATTAAGCATAATGTAAGTGAAGCTAAGATTAATATTGAAAGCGAAGGTTATACTGATCCTGTTAAGATTGCTGATGATGGTTTTTATCGTAATCAATTCAGGATTGATATTAATTACAATTATGATCATGCTAATCGTAAGGAACATCAAGGTTATTTAACTCGTACTTTAGCTCATGAGATGATTCATACTTATATTATGAAATTCTTTAATGCTACTCATCGAGATATTAATAACCCTGAATTACTTGCTAAACGTGAAGCTCTTATTGATTATAATAATAAAGAGTGGCAAGAGTGGTTTGCTGATTTTAATCAAGCTGTTATAAATACTCGTGCTGAACTTACAGGTAAAACTGATTTAAATGATCGTGAGAGATTCTTAAAGGATATGCTTAGTGATAAAGGTATTGCTAATAGATTTATTGAAATTATTAGTCAAGAAATCTCTAGTATATCTGAATCTATTGATACTAAACTTAAAGATCGTGCTAAAGGTACTAAGAATGTTATTAATGGTAAAGATGCTATCTCTGAAATTGTAACTTATTCTCTAACTGATCCTCGTATCTTTAGACTTCTCAATGAACTTCATTCTACTACTGAACGTGTTGAAGGTTCTGAGAATCTTGAAACTCCTACGTTTTGGGAGAAGTTTAAAAGAATTCTTCTTAATATATTTGAGAAGATCTTTGGTTTCAAAGATACTGAAGTTAAAACTGATTCTCTTATGGAACGTTTTAATGATGTTCTTAATAGAATCTATAATAAAGACTTTAGAGATATGGAACCTGATGGTATTACTTATGGTATTCGGACGAACTCTCCAGCCCCCGGTAGAGAAGGAGCTGTGGTAGGGAGCGGAACGTCTGCTGCATCTACTGTTGAATCTACGACTACAGAAGTTCAAAATGCTGTTAATACAGTTGCAAATGGTGATGCAAACGCTACTGCTGAATCTCCTACACAAACTACTCCTCGTCGTAGGGCTAGACTTGGTACTAGTTCCGATAGTAATATCAAAGCTGCACAAGTTCTCGAAGCTGTAAAATATTTACATGATTCGGTTGATAACTTGAATAAAAATAGTAACTTAGATGAAACTAATAAACGTATTTGTTAAACGTATAAAACTTCTACTATGGGTTTAGATTGTAATATTATCCCTCAGATTAAAGTTGGTGATAGCTATACTGATAGTAAGTGTTTTCAAGATTTATGGGATAGGGCAAAAAAGCTCTATCCTAATGATCCTATTAAAGCACGTGCTATTGCTAAAGCTAATTACGATGCTCTTAAATCTGATTCGTTTACATCCGAGCATGGCGACTGGGTGTTACTTCGTGCCGTCCAAAATGCAGGACTGACAGACGCTCAATTTGCCACTTTTCAGAGCGTCTATGGCAATAATATAGAACGCTTGACTAAAAGTATTACCGTACCATTAAACGAGCAAGGAGAGCCGGAAATAAGGTCATTTCATAAACATACATCTGCTAAGAAAGCACAAGTTCTATATGATAATGATTATCCTTTTATTGCTGATAGTGAGCAAATGTATTTAAATCGTATCTTTGCTGCTATTGCTTTTAGACTTGAACCTCAATTCAAGAATCTTACTTATAAAGATTTTAAGAATGGTGTTACAATTCGTTCTTTAATTGCTACTGTATTACGTCAGTATGCTCAAAACGATAACCCTGATGTTGGTTATTTAGGATTTGCAGCTCAATATAATAATCGTCTCGATGAACTTGAAGCTGCTGGAGTTGCTGATGAAATTATAGATAACGATCCTCTTCTTATCAGTTATGAAAGTAAGATGAATAATCTTCTTAAACTTGCAGATCAACTTGATAATCTCGATGATCAAGGTATTTGGCAGAGTTTCATTAATTATTATAAAGCCGAATTTATGGCTGATATTAATGATTTCGATATTGAAGACTACATGACTATGGGAGAGATCAATGGTGCTTCTATGACTGATGAGCAAAATATCAATAAGTCTTGGAATAGGTCTCTTCAATTTAAAGTTGATCGTAAGAATACTGCTTCTTCTCGATTTAAACGTATGCTTACAGAAATGATTTATAATAATCAAAGTAATCTGTTTGCTACACTTGAAGATTCTCAATTTAATGGTACTGCTTCATATTATAATAAATATGGTTTAGCAATGCCATTTGACATTAATGTTCTTTGGAACTCTTTGATTGATGCTACTCGTTATGCAGCTAATAAAGAAGAGCTTATAAATAGTCTTAAAGTTACTTCTGAATCTGTTTATAATGGTCAGCTTCAACCTATTATTGATCAAATTGAGATTCTTCCAAATGATGATGCTAGTACTATTGAACGCAAAGAAATATTCTACAATATGTACATGGCATCTGTTGATATGGCTACAACTGTTGTTACTCAAAGTGAAACTATGAGTTACAATATGTCAGAAAATGATTATAATCTTGCTTATTCTGTTAAAGAGAGTAATCGTCAATCGTTTGCTACTACTAATATTTACAATCAATATCGTAATATTCTTAGTGATAAATTTCAACATGTTGGTAGTCGTGCTGCTGTTCAGTATGATATCAATGCTATATATAAAACCGGTAAATCTATTACGGATAAAGTAAATACTTTACTGTATAAATCTAACAATGTTGGTATCAATTGGTCTCCTAATACTATATTTAATTATTTATCTATTAAATTTAGTGTTCCTTTTGATGTAATTAAAGCTTTATATCATGACGGAAATGATGATAATAAAGTTAATAAACTTGTATATCAGAAAATTGAGACTGAACTTGTTAATATTGACGATGTATTTGATAAGATTCTTAATCAAATTAAAGCTAATGTTACTGATAAACAAAGTGAAAAAGCTAAAGATCGTCAATCACGTAGAATAAAAAGATTGTTTTATGAAGGTTTCAAAGCAGGAGATGAAATTGATTCTGTTGTGGATGATATGCGTGGTCGTATTAATATTCTTGCAACTGTAGGTGGTTGTGATCCGGCTATTAAAGTTGATTTGTCTTACATTAATGTTCAAGGTGAACAAGAATATACTCCTGAGTTCTATAATCATATTACATCAATGCTTCAAGGTATTGTTAATCGTATTGGTGAAGTTAATGTAGAACTCATGAAATATCGTTTCAATGATTTCTTAAAATCTAAAGGTACTAAATATCATCCTCTTATTTGGAATCTTGGTAATGGTATGGGTGGTGATGGTAAAGGTTTCTTTAATTTTAGAAAAGATGAAAATGGTAATGCTATACTTGACGAAAATGGTTATCGTATTCTTGATGCTGTAAATCCTGTTAATGTTGAAGCTGTTAAAGCTTTTCAATATGCTCGATTTAATGGTATGTCTAATCGTGATCAAGGTATTGGAATTCCTTATGTTGATATGCACGATTACATTTGGACACGTGATGTTATTCTTCGTCAATTCCAAGGTCGTTATTCATTACCTTCTGCTGATGCTTCTCGTATATATGAGTTTGTAACTGGAAATACTCTCATTGAACCTAATGCTACTAAAAGAAGTCTTCCGTTTAAATTTATAAATACTGATGGTACTTTCGTTAATTATCGAATAGCTCGTACTAACGATCTTGAATCTAATTATCTATTTCAACGTGTGAAAGATACTTTCCGCACTGAAATGGAAATGATGCTTGAAGCTAGACGTCTGTTATTTGATTATGATGCTAATACTCAAACTCTTTCTATTAAGAAAGAATATCTTAGACCAGAAGATGATGTTCGTCAAGAATTTAATTCTTTAGATTCAGATGAACGTAGTAGAATGATTAGTGATCATAATGGTGATGCAGAAGCTGCCTTTAGAGCTTTTTATGAAAGTCGTGCTTTTGATAAAGATATATTTGAAGGTCTTCAAGCTCCTATATTCTGGGATGGTAAAGCTCTTCTTAAAAATGGTAAGCCTACAGGTAATATCTTTAAGTTTGGTAATCTTAATTTTAGATATACTGATGCTAACGGTAATACTACTGTAAGAAGTATTATAGATTATATCGAAGATGCTTTTAATGAGCTTCATCCTAATGCCGCAAGTTCATTCGGTAAATTCGAACCATTCATGATTTGTGGTGAAGATTTCAATACTGCTTATGGCGATGTTATTGATAATGCTTATATGCGAATGTTTGTTGATAGAATCAATAGTCATCTTCAAGATGCTTTTGATTATCTAGCTCCTGTTAGAGATAATATTCAATCGACTCTTACATATAAGAATCAACTTAAAGCTCTTAATGAAACGCTTCCTGAAGATTATAAAAATGATCGTTATTGGGGTTATGTTGTTTCTAATCTTCTTTGTAATCATTATGTTGCTGATATAGCTATTCAAGAGATATTCACTGGTTATACTTTTGAATTTAAGAATGCTCTTGATTGGGCTAAGCGTGCATCTCAAGGTGTAAGACCGGGTTCCACTACTCGTTCTAATACTACATATACACAGATTGTTGTATCTGATGTTAATCTTAAAGACAATATGTTACAGAAGATGCTTGAACCATTTGCAAATGATAAAGCAACTTCTGATGAACTTAATAGACGCTTTGGTTCTAAGACTATTACAACTGCCGATGCTTTCAATGTTATTACACAAGATGAGTGTATTAGACGTTTCAAAGCTATGGGTGATTATGATAGTTTTACTTTACCTTCTGGTAGAACTTTAGCTGATATTGTTGCTGATGAGGATACACCTATTAGTCCTAGTGATTATGCACGTATTGTTGAACAGTTAAAGTATTACTTCTATAAACGTGGTAAGTCTACGCTTAATAATAGATTTAATACTGATATTGTGTTTTCGCATCAAGATAAGAATAGTACCCTTGTTATATTCAAACGTATGTACAAAGGTACTAGTTATGAAACTCTTTATGATTGGATGAAACAAGAAGGTATTGATTCTATTAACTTTGAATCTGGTCATAAAGTTGGTGGTATGCCTAAAGTTCAACTCTTTGATATATCTAGAGATATTGCAGTTGATTCTAAAGGTTTCCCTATTTTAGATGCAAATGGTAAATACACTTATACTAATGGTACAAAAGCTACTCTTAATATTCAGTATAATGAAGCTACCAAACGTCTTGAATTAAAAGGTTATCCTAAAGGTGTTGAAGATTTTAAACACACTCTTAATCATAGTAACCTCTATATTCAACAACAAATTCCTTCACATCTTATGGATGAAGAGAATAAGATTGGTACTCAGCTTCAAAAGCGTATTCTTGATAACCTTGTATTTAATGGAGATTATACTATAGGTAGTACTGTTCGTAAAGGTAAAACTGGAGATTATTCTTATGATGGTTCAGGAGCTTTTGAGTATTATCAGATGTTACTTTCTGCTAACGCAAATGATGAGATGTATCGTTTGTTGGCTGATTGGGGTGCTATTACTAATGACGGTAATATTAAATATACTTCAATTGAAACTGACGGTGGTCTCAGAAATGTTATCGGTGTTGATCTTGATTTAGTTCTTGCAGATCTTCGTAGATATTTTAATGAAACTGAAATTGATAGAAATTTCATAAAAGCTACTGTTGTTGTTAATGGTAAACCTTTTATACCTTTTTATCATCCTACGATTAAGAGTCGTATTGAATCAGTTCTATTAGCTCGTATTACACGTCGTGTTACTAATCTTAAACTTAAAGGTGCTCACGTTACTATTCAACCTGATACTTTCTTACAACCCGCTGCTGTTACGTTGGACAAAAAAGGGATTGTTAAAGGGACCCAAGCTAATGTTCAACGTATGTATCTTGAAGGTCAAATTAAGTTCTCTGATGATTATTGGCAATCTCGGGCTGAACTTAATGAAGATGGTACGATTAAAAGAGATGCTAACGGTACGCCTATAATTAAGAAAAATGCTGACTTTAAACTTCAAAGTGAATATTGGGAAACTAAAGCCGATGGTACTAAAGTCTTTCATCCTGCTGAGATTATACTTAATAACTGGGATTCTCGATTTAAATTAGATGCTAATGGTAATCTTGATTTGAATAGTGTTCCAGAGAATCTTAGAACGATGTTTGGTATTCGTATTCCTACTGAAGGTCATCAATCTATGTTCGTTGCTAAAGTTGTAGGAGTTCTGAATAATGGTGCTAGTCAAGCTATAGTTCCTGAACATCTTGTTACTCGTACTGGTTGGGACTACGATATGGATAGTATCTACTTATTTATGAAAGAATTTGACGTTATTGATGGGCAATATGTTGAATATACTAAAAATGATAGTGATACTTATAAACGTCAATCTTTGGAATACGTTTCTGATGTTTACTTTAGTAAAACTAAAGATGCACTTAAAAATGCATATCTGAAAGAAAAGATTCCATTAGTTAATGAACTTGCAGATATTAATGCTAAAATCAATGCACAAGCTAGTATTGATGATTCTGTTATAAGACGCTTAAAGCAAGAATATAAGAATCTACAGCAACAACGCTTCTATTCAAAGAACGTATCCGAGCGTAATGCGCTTGCTAAAGCTATGGAATTAAAGTCTGCCGAGATTGAAGCTTATAATGCTGCAAATATAAATCCGGCTATATCTGATGCAGAACTTAAAGCATTATATGATACTAAAGCTAGTATTTACTCTAAACTTAAAAAAGCTAAGAGTGATTATGATGCTAAATACGAGAAATTCATTAAAGAAACTGTTACTCCAAAATGGAATAGTCTTAATGAATATCGTCGTATGCCTAGAGCTGCTAAGGATAATGCTATAATTGATACTTGGATTGGTATTCACTCTGATATTAAGAATACTCTTAATAAAGAGAAACCTAATGAGTTTGATCATAGTAAAGCTGCTGCTGCTTATATAAATAGAATTGCTGGCTATGATAACTCTATGATGAATCAGCATTTTCTTATTGATCAGATTAAGATTCGTAATATTAATAATAATATTGCAGTTCTTAAAGGTCAATCCATTGCAGCGGATAATGCTCTATCTATAATGGGATTTACACAGACTATGTTGTCTGATGAATTTGCTATTCCTATTAGACTTAATTTCAGTGATATTAAAGGTTATAGTGAAGATATTCCTAATAAAGCTGAATGGGCTAGAAAGCAGATTCTTAAATGCTTTAAAGATGAAAGATTATCTAATGGTGAACATAGTGTTCAAGTAGATGTAGCTTCTAATAGCGTTACAGTTTGGTGTCGTTCTCTTTATAATAATGATTATGGTACTTGGACTGATATAAATGGTGAGCCTATATCTGCACAGCGTTCTGAATTAACATCTCATATTCTTGATGCTGTTAAAGATAATCTTTGGTTTAATATGAATACATATACTATTGGTAATACCGCTTTACTTGCTTCATTCCCTATAAGTTGGAATGCTAATCTTAATGCTGGCAATGCTAAAGTTGAAGGTACTAATAGATATATCTATTCTGCTCTTATTGAATCTCAGCAAATCATTACTGATTTTGTTACGAATATTTCAATTAAGTCTATTGAAAACTCTAATAACTTTACTAATATTAGTTTCCATAATGTACGCAGTGATTATATGATTGACGCTGTTGCTACTATGAGTAAACTTCTTGCTGATAAAGGTAATAGTCTTAAAGCTTTTGCTAAGAGTTATTTTGAAACTACACAAGATAATGTAGGTCTTAAAGATGTTATTACTAAACTTAGTAAATATCTTGCACAAAAAGATCTTAGTAATATGGCGATTGCGAAAGCTCACGAACATGGTCATACAATAAACATGAAACAAACTCATGCTATGGCTAGATTTATTGAAGCTCTTGCAAATGAAGTTGGTGTTACTGCATACGAAGTAGATAGTAAGATTCAGAATAAAGCTAAAACTATTACTGAACTTGATTCTCTATTTAAAGAAGGTCAAAACTATAAACATACAGTTGAAGATTTTGAAGCTTATGCTAATTATCTTAATCGACAACTTGAAGTTTTAGATTACTATATGTACGTTGATAAAGCTGTAAATGCTATGAAACGTGCACAAGGATGTCTTATTACTGAAAAGAAAGGTGCTGGTCCTAAGACTTCTGAAAGTAATAAACTCTTTGAATCTATTGCAATGCTTGAGCATAATGTTAATACTCTTATTCAGAATGCTAAAGATGCAGGTATTCCTGAGAATATGCGCAATGAATTACTCTATAAATACTATAGTGTAAATGCAATTACTGATAAAGGTGAAGTCATTGATAATTGGTTGCTTAAAGCTAATGATTATCTTCTTGAAAATAAGGATTCTAATGGTAAGGTGATTCAACTTGATAAACCTAAATCTCCTTTTAGAATTGGTGATAAATCAATGATTGAAGCTATATTCCCGTCAGTTGTTAATACTAATTGGGAGATTGAAGATAGTGCTTATCCTATTCTTCAACAACAATTGTATTCTACTAATGAGATTTCTGTTAATATGTTTCATGATCTCTTCATTAGTGAGAATCCTGCTTTTAAAGATAAGATTAATTATTGTATGGCTAAACTTAAACAAATTAATAATCCTGAACTTAGAGAAGCTCTGATTAATTATGCTATTATTGATAAAGTTAGACAAATGCCTTTCTTTAATGATGACAGTAAAAGTCCGGAAACACTTCTTGCTGAACGTGCTAAGTTATTAGGATGTGTTAATATTGTTAAAGACGAACAAACTAATGAATTTAAATTCAAAGGTGCTGTTGATTTAGCTCTTACTAATGTCAATCTTAAAAATTGGTACAATGAACTTGAAAGTAGAAATTATACTCATGATGAAAAAATAGCTATGTTTAAAGAATTACCTGTTGGTATTCAATTAGCTATGGTTAAGAATACACTTACTGATGGTAGATATGTTGCTGTAAATGGTCAATATGTTACTAAAGGTAATCTTAGACTTAATCCTAATCATATTCTTTCATTGCTTTCTCCTAATACTATGGAGAGTACAATTGTAAGAACTGGATATATTTCTATTTCAACTAAGGAAAGTGATGATGTTGATTTTACTAGAGATACATTCTTTCAGCTTATTAATAGTCCTGATGAGTATTGTCGTATTCTTGGTGAGAACTTAGTTAAATACGCATTCTGGGTTAATAAACTTGATTTTGGTCGTAATCTTTCTAAGTATATTCCTATTGATCTTTATGGTAAATTCAAAACTAAAGATGGTAACTATGTAAGTGCTTATAAGACTTCATGGGGAGATCAATTTGATTCTCTTAGTTTTGAATCTATCGACGGTACTAGTGATAGAGATATTAGATTAGCTATGAGAGAACAAGGTATTACTGATGGTGGTAGTAACTTCCGTTCAGAAAATGCTGCTCTTTATAACTATGCTGAAGCTCTTTATTCTAGTCAAGCGAATAAAGATAATATTCTTCTTAGAACTAACGAAGAACTTGATGTTTTTATCGAAGCTTTTGTTCGTGCTAATTCAGAGAATACTCGTATCGTTAAATATATGAAACCTGAATATATTTATGATACTAATGGTAAGAAGAGTAAAGTTAAAGATCAAACTCCTACTTTTACTAAGATTACTAAGAGTAATTTCTCGAAAGCTGTATTTGATCTTAAAGGTGCAGTAGCTAATGAATGGCATAAAGATGTTGATCTTGAAACTCGTAAGTATATAGAAGATGCTCTTAATAGTGTTATTAAAAATGCTATTGGTATTAAACATAATGATATTTGGAACATCGTTGGTCAAATGATTTTTGAACCTACTAGATATGTAAATAATTCTAGTTATGCTGATGATGTATATCTTAAGACTCGTGAAAAGGTAATTGATAAAGAACTTACTGGTCTTAAAAAGACTTACAAAGCTCAATTACCTGAGGGTATGCTTTATAAACGTTTTGATATTAATGATTGTACGTTCTATTATCCTATTAATAAAACGTTTAAATCTGAATATCTTACTACAGCTAATGATTATTATAAATATAACATTGAAGCCCAAGAAATATACGAGAAACTTGCTACTATTTTGAGTAAATTCTATCGTAGATTTAATTCATCTGTTACTAATGTAGAAACTCATAACAGTCTTACATCAGCTATAGACGCTGCTACAAGTAACGCTGATTATACAATTTATATTGGTAATGAATCTGATACATATAGAGGTCTTATTGATACTTCTGCTATTACTACTATCCCATTGCAGGCTGTTATCAATAATACTTTCGATACCGATATACTGCCCTCAGAAATCCAAAATTTGGCACTTGTCGGCAACGGAGAGACGCTTTCTCAATTGAAACGATTAACAATACAAGGACAACTTTTTAAGGGCTTAGACAGGCTTATTCAAAGGCTAAATCCGGCTAATGTTAGTGCAATTCAAGCTGATGGTATCAATGATATTATAGTTGATTACATTGGTATTAAAAAAGATCTTAATACCACTGTTCATACTATTAATAGCTCAACTCCTAAGTTCTCTAAAGTCTTAGATACAGAGTTCATAGCTGATGATAATACTGGAATTAGTATGTCAAACCTTGAATTTATTAATACTCTTTATGAAGTTGAAAAGACTGCTATCGGTAATACTAAACTTCTTAGAGATGAAATGAATCTCATGGGTGAACTCAATACTAATCTTGATAAGCTTGATGCTAAAGCTCAAAGTGAAATTGCTAGACTTGGTAGAGATATGAATAGTCTTCCTAATTATGTTGAAACATTCAAGTATAATGCTAATATACTAGAGAATGTTAAAGATATGATTACAGCTATTCAAATGCCAATGGATACTGATACTATATTTAAGCTTTGGACTAAAGGTACTGTTGCTGATCGTAAACAATGGGTTACTGATCTGAATAAACTCAGTAGTCTTATAAAGTCTCAAGCTTATATTGAAGATCTAAATCCTATTGACGAAGCTAGTTTTGAAAATGCTTCTCAAAATACTAAAGATAGTGTTGCAGAATTTAATGAAGCTCTTCTTAATCTTAAAGGTTTATATGCTGAGATTATGTCTCTTAAACGTAAAGTTGTTGATGCTTCTAAGATTTACTTTGGTTTCTTAATCAATCAAAGAAGTCATAATCCTGCTTTCAATACTAAGTTTAAGTATATTCAAGATAAGCTTGTTGAAAACGGTTTTAATGCTGATGAAATTGGCGTTTATACTATAAATGAAAGAGATATTCAAGAGAATATTCGTCGTATGCTCGGTGATAATCTTGATTTATCTACTGTTATTAAATGGTTAGATTCTGCTGCTCAAAGTGGTATTCCAATCATTGATACAGTTCTTTCTCAATATGAGTTCCATACTCTTAATGCTACTGAATTTGCTTTCAATAATAATAAGCGTACATTCGCATTATTTAAGAAGTATGATAGATTCTATAAAGAAAAGTCTAATGGTAAACCTGATATGACTTTTTCTCAATCTCGTTCTAATGACTTTAGAGCTAGATTCATTAATGAAGCTAATTGTCAACTTGTTACACCGTTTGATATGACTAAAGCCAACTATGATTATCAAATTGGTAAAGCTCGTGAATACGATGATTATATTAAGAGAAGATCTGAGTTAGAACCTCTATTAGAATCTGACGATTTTGCTACAGTTAAGAAAGCTCAAGATGCTCTTGCTAAACTTGAGAAAGAACATAAGAAAAGAGTTCATGCTGTAGGTAAAACTATATACTCTACTATGAATGTTTCAATGCCTGCTAAAATTATTAAAGGTAGACTTGAACTTGATCTTGAAGATGTATATAATAATCCTAAGAAGTATTTTCCTAATCTTAGTGCCGAAGAAGCATACTATTATACTAAGCTAATTGAACGTGTCTATAAATCTAAGATTCGTAAGAAATTTGCTGAAGCTAATAATATTGAACTTAGTGTTAGAGGTCAAACTACTAATCGAGTTCTTCTTCAAGTTCAAACTGCAAAAGCTGATTATAGAGACGCTAAGTTTAGTAAACTTACTCATTCTGATATTGATATGATAATTGAAATGCAAGAGATGTTTGCAGAACTTAATGATGTTGCAATGCCTAACACTGTTAGATCTGCTAGTTTCTTCCCGACTTTCATATCTGCTAATCATGTGAATGCTCTTAAACAACTTGCTGGTTATCACGAATTACAAGAAGATGATTATAAAAATACACTTAGTGGAGAGACTCAATACTATCTTAAAGCTACTGCACTTAATCGTCCAGAAGTTATAGGTCGTATTAAGTATGATCTCTACGCTATTACAAATAAAGAAGCTTATGATGCTCTAATTGAAAAAGCTAATAAAATAGCTAAACATAGAGGCTATTATAAACCTATTACTTCTATTGCAGATATTATCGAATATAATAAAGAGTTATCTGATAAACAATTAGGTGATGTTAGAGATCGTATGAACTTTGACCCTATGAATGTTACTCTTAATTATATTAATCAGCTTAAACGTATTAAAGTTAATCGTGACTTTGAGCCTGAACTCAATCTTCTGCAAACTATTCTTGCTATGCCTGAGTTCCAAGCTCGTGAATATGGTGTTAAGAGTAAAAATGTTATTAATAAGATTCTATCTCTTTATACTCATAAAACTGAAGTTGTTTCTCGTAAAGGTAAAGAAACAGAAGCTTTTGATAGATTTAAGAAATTCTATGATGCTTTTGAAGGTAAGAATCGTATTAATACATTAACTGATCAACTTCTTAATATACTTCATACAGTTAATAGTAAATCTCTTATGTGGATGAACTTAACTGCTGCTTTAAAGAATATTGGTACAGGTCATATCAATATTGTAAGCGAAGCAACTGGTGGTGAATTTACTACTAAAGCTACACTTCTTAAAGCTCATGAAATGTATATTAAAGCTCTTCCATCATTATGGGCATCACTTGGTGAATATACTTGTAATAATCTTGATGCAGCTTTAATGAAGTTAGCTGGTAATATTTTTGAAGATCACATTGAAGCTGGAGTAGATACTAAGACTAATATTGTTTCTCTTGGTATGTCTAAATGGGATAATGTGATGTTTGCTCCTAATACTATTGGTGAGCATTATTTGCAATTCGCTACTTTCTTGTCAGCTATGCAAACTCATCGCATTGTTGCAGGTACTATTATGAATTATGATCAATTCGTATTCTCACTTAGAGAACGTCTCTTTAGAGATATGGTTGATGATGAAACTTATACTAAGTATAAAGCATATAAAGATAAACAAGAATCTGTTAAAGGCAATAACGTTGAATTTATAGATTATCTTTCTCGATTTATTGCTTATCGTGCTAATAACTTTACTAACGAATGGAAATCTAATTACGCTAAGGCTTATAAAGAAGGTCTTAAGAATGCTAGAGTTGAGTTTGAAAAGAATCAAGTTATATATGATGCTTTTGAACTTAAAGATGGTATCGCTTCAATTAAAGCTGAAAGTAATATAACTCTTGAAGATTTTGCTAAATTCTTAGGTAAAGTTAAAGGTGTTAATCATAGTCTTCATGGTATTTATAATACTTTTGATAAATCTATGTTATCTGGTAAGATGTGGGGAGAGGTTATTCTTCAATTCCGTAAATGGCTTCGTCCTAACTTTATTAGATATTGGGGTAAACGTGTAGGTAAAATTGTATTTGATGAACGTCTTGAATCTTATAGAAGTGGTGCTTACATGGATATGATAAATTTTCTATTATCTAATGGTAAAAGTGCTTATAGAGAAACTATTGATAAAGCTATAGAAAATGACGAAGATATTGATTTTGCTACTAAAGCTAAAGCTATATTCAATGGGTTCTGCGGTTTATTATATTGGTTCAAAGATATAAACTTTAGATATAATACTCTACCTCAAGCTCAAAAAGCTAATATAAAAAGAGCCATGTTTAATTTTACAACTCTTGTTGGTTTATCTCTTGTAGCTGCTAGTCTATATGCTGCAAAAGATGATGACGATGAACTTGATGAAAATCGATTCTTTGCTCTTGCTTGTTATACTATTTATGGTGTTCAAACTGAACTTTATGAAACTTCACCTTGGGGTCTTTATTCATTCTATAAACGTACTATGGAGGCACCTATACCTTTTGAAACAAGTATGTCTAATGTTCTTAATCTTGCTTATTGGACACTTATTGCTCCAATGATTGTAGATGATGAAGAAATGCTTTATGATAGAGGTACATATAAAGATGAAGATAAACGTTGGATTGCATTTAAGAAAACTATTCCGTTATTCAATCAATACAACAAGATGTTCTATTTACCAAAGAACAATACATACTATATGCAACAGAACCCAATATTACAGATGATAGTTGAACTAAATAAGTAAGGACTTCTGTTGGACTTAAAAAAAATGAGAGAGGGCTTTCAGATAATACTGTCAGTCCTCTCTCTTCTTGTATCTATACTACTTATACTCCTGCTCGTGTCATTGCGAACGCTCCGCCCCGTTCCACATTTATCCCTCTACCGGGGTCTGCAATGCTCCACAATGCCATTTTTGCCACCTGCGAGCTTCATATATTGATTATCTATTGGCAGACGATAATTAGTTCATATCACAAAAGAAAGTGTCTCTATGAGCCTCTATTGAAGTCGTTTTAACCATACGGCTATGATGATTTGTACTAACGTTAATACGACTAGCATTAGAAACGCTAAGAGTAGCTTTCCAGACCCCAGTAGGGAACATGGTGTGGTCAGGAGCGGAACTAAGCATAGCACTTGTAACAGCACTATGCTTAGAAGTATTAATAGTATCCTTCACTTTCACCACATTCGCTCAGTCCACCAAAGCTAACTTTATTCACATTAACAATGAAAGGTAGAATCTTCTTAATTTGAGTAGAAGTAACAACAAAACTATTGTTAGTACCCGGATGCCTCATAACATACTTAATACTACCAATATAAAGATTAGGAGATAGACGCTTATGCTTTTGCTTTTCAGCAGCGGTCATAGTAGCGAATCTATACACTTTATGCAAAACAGACCAATTACCAGTAAATTCTTGAATAAGAGTTCCATTTGCATCACGAGTAATCACATTCCCATCAACTTCAATATAACACGTATGTGTTTTAGTTTCTTCCATTATGCAGCTCTTAGTGCCGTTAAGGCAAGATCATAAGCCTTTTGATTTAGCTTATAAGCACCTTTTTTAGTAAGAGCTTCAAAGCGATCTTCAGAAGACTTATAATCAACAACATTATTCAGATAACAACTCACACCATTATAAAGCCAAAGCACAGTACCACGATGTAACTCTTGACCAACACCATTCTCGATAGTATCAAGAACAGCTTTGACTTTATTTTGAGTTTTAGTAGAAATAATATCCTTATCAGCAGCAAAGATATTAGTTCTAAGCTTCATGTGCTCTTGTTGTTCATCATTAAGAAACAGATTATACACAAAGCCAGTCATATTATTAGATTTAATATTAATGGCTTTAAGAGCTTGCATAGATTCTTGCATAGCTTCATGATAGATATGCGTAGCACGAATACTATTCACAGCACTCATAATAGCGTTGTGAACATTCTTTGTATGTTTAAAAGAAAACTGTTGTGTTGCATTTTTAATAGCTTGATTAAGCATATTATTACAAATAACACGAATATTTGTAACAGCACACGTGATTAATCCAGAACCATCATGACTATTGGTAAATAAGAGATACTTATCAATAAGATCTTTATTATCAATAGTGATAGCATCAGGGAATTTTGCAGTTACAAGCATACTTGCGCCATTCCTATAGCAACCAGCAGTTTCAATACGAACACTCTTATCGTAATCACATATTTGATTAATAAAATCAAGAGCTACAGAGTTCTGTACAATTTCGTACTTAGAACCAACAGCACCAAATATATGATTTGTATCTTCTCTATAAGTAGCAAAACTGTTAGGAACTTTATATAACAGAAAGCTACCTGGATTAGCAGGATCTTCAAGACGAACACGAGTCTCTTTAATACCTACTTTATAATCAAGATTTGCTTCTTTAATAGCATCCTCCATACTCAAATCATTGATAGGTTTACCCATTTCATTAAATACGAGAGGACGTCTTTGATAATTTACAAAAGGCATAATATACTTTGTTTCAATAGAAGTTTATTTCTTAATTGTAACAATATCCTTTTCTTGAAGCGTCCAAGCATCAAGACCTTCAGGAGATTGATTCAATGTTTCTTTAAGATTAGTACTATTAACATAGAATTTGAAATCACCTTCTTCAAAAGCAATTCCATATTCAGCGAGAATAGCTTTAATCTTATTGGCTTTATCAAGATTTAAACCTTTATCAAGTTTAACATCAATAAAACCTTTAATTGCATCAATGTTCGCAGGTACTGTATCAACAGATGGATTTTCAAAGTATTGATACATTTGATTAAGAAAGCTATTAAACATTTCCGTATCTGTAACAACTTCCTGACCTTTACGAACACTAATAGTAATATTCGGATATTTAAGAGACATACTACCAGTAGGCTCTTTAATACCAGTTTCAGTATTCTTCTTTAATACCGGTTCACCGTACTTATAAGCACATTCCGCCATAACATCTTTAAGACGTTTAATCTTTTTCTCAGTACGTTTAACACGATCATCAAGAGCTTGCTTGTATTGTTTAAGTAATGCTATATCAGTGTTATAACGATCTATAACAAAAGCATAAGCATAAAGTTTCTCACCGAGTTCCTCTTCACTAATCGCAAGTTCCTCAGCACCACTTTCTCCTATATCTCCACCGTTCTCGGCAGCATATTCTAATATCCTATCAATATTAGCTTGTATTTCAAAGAGATTCATCGAAATTTAATTCAGTTTGATAATGACTATAATCTTCAATTTCTTTAAAACGAACAACAGTATCCTTAACATATAACTCATTGACAGGATAAATCTTATATACTTGTCCAAGAGCTTTATAAACTAGAAGTTCAGTCTTAGACAAACGTTTGTTATAAGATAAAGGATAATTGAAATCAGTTATATGAAACACAATGTTAGGTTCACCAAAATGTTTAATATATGTATCAAGTGCTATAAAAGCAGGTAATTTAGTTACCTGCACTTTCACTCTCTCTGCCATGATCTGAATCAATAATAGCTTTTTAAGAATCTCTAATTACATCAAGATGATCTTTACATTGTTTCATTATAATATGCATATTAGGATGAGATTTACCAAATTTATCATATAAACGTTTATCAATTATATTATCCCAATCTTCATTAAATCCTGTATAATAGATTTCACTTTTAATACCTAAAGGTAAATATTCACGAGCATCTTGTGCAGGTAATTTAAGAACATCTTTAGCTTCATAATATGAAAGTTCATTAATAATACAAGTTTTAATATAATGATAAACTTTTTTATAATTAATATCTGAAGCACCTTCATATAAAACATAAGCTCTAGAATAATAAGCTTGAAGTTTATTAATTTTACTTAAAGAATCATCTACTTCTTGAATAAGTCTAATAAAATTATTAATAGCATTATCAAAAACATTAGAATTAACCCAATGAGGTAAACAAAATGTAACACCATTAAATTTAGAATCATTAGAATAATCACACCAACGAGTTGATTCAACGGCACAAGATTGAATACGTTCACGTACAAGTTCATCAACTATACTTCTAAGAGTAGTTATATATGCACTCATACGAGCGAAAGGATGATCGAATTTTGGAACAAACCAAGCAACACCATGAGCTTTCCAAATCTCATCACCTTCCATAGTAGAAGTCTGAATAAGAGCTTTAGCTAATTCAGGACTTTCATTATATACAACACGAAGATTAGTGTAGATATAATAGAAATGAGAATCAGGTCTTGCATCTTTAATATCAAAAACAAAACGAGAAAAAGCAGAATGCCTAATGTTTATCATTTCAATACTCATCATATCATGATAACCACAAACATAAATAGGACAATGCTCAAGAATCGAAGTATGACCTTTATCAATAAGCATCAAAAGAAACTTAACGTAACTTCCGGGTTCAATCTTACCTTCAGATTTATAACAAAGACGACCAGCAAATTCAGCTAATTGTAAGCCACCTTTAAGATTATGAGCTGTATGAATAACACTAACAGGTCTAACAAATTTCATCACATATCAAGTTTAGTTTGTCCACCATCTTTTTGAACTCTATACCAATAATCAATATGATCTTCAATTGTACGACGTAATATCCCTCTACATTCATCATTATTACCACCAACACCTAAAAGAGTTTTACAAGTACCGTCAACAACTTTAGAATAATTCATAACAGCATCAATAATACTTTCATTATCGATAGGCAAACAAGTATTAATTGAATCAGTCTTAACAGTACATCTACCACCAAGACGATGAATCTCATCTACAAGATACCAAACAGCTTTATTTAGATCTTCAACTTGTTTATCAATAAGCTTACGATCTTTGTCTTCTTTAAGACCAGCTCTCCATAGATATTTAATAGCATTACCTATATTAAAATTTCTATGACGAGTGATATCAATACATTCAATACCACTAGGATCAGAAGTATAATGCTTAGGATGATTTACTTGATCATTTTTATTTTTAGATGCCATATTGATCAATAAAGCGATTTATTTTAAACACTACGAGCTTATCAATATCGTCTTCTTTAATATTATATTTACACATGATACGCTCAACAACAATTCTAACATCAGCAATTTCTTCCATAAGACTTTTAAGATGTTTATTATTATGACATCTATTAATCTTAGAAACAGCTTTAATAAGTTCAGATAACTCTTCAATAACTACTGTATCGTGAGGATCAATTGCACAAGCTTTATTAAACATAGCAATTCTTTCACTGAGTAATACAGTACCTTTAACAGTATCTATAATAGCACTTACATTTTCAGGTGTCATATATTTTCCCATTCAGCTAGAGCATCATCACTCTTAGTTTCCCAATCATCAGCAAAAATCTTATTACCAGTAGGTGTATAATAAGTAATAACGCCATTATCAAACTTACAAATTTGATTTTGATAATCGAGACTTATAAAACCCGATTCTATAATCTCACGTTTAACAACATCCGGAAGACTTTGCATTTTAGGAATAGTTTCTTCATTTATATTTGCAGGAATTTGTGCAAATATAAACATATCATCATACCAATTAGCTCGTCTAGCAATATAAGAACGAGTCTTAACACGTTCAATAGCTTCTCCAAAATTCATAATAACAATTTTAAATTAAACAAAAATAGCCGCTAGTCAATTAAGACCAGCGGCTTCAACAATGTGCTTTACAGCATAGGCTATAATTGAATAAGAAATCAACCCATATTATCTTTTAAATACATATCTCAACCAACTACCCCACTTACGATTAATAAGACTGCCTTTAACATCCAAAGGTTTAAACTCAAGATACTTAATATTATCAATATTTTTGATAACATCATCAATGTCATAATAAGTACAAATAGGAATACTATCTTGCATAATAGTATAAGCTTTACCATTTTTGTAATGTATAATAACATTATAAGAATCTACATTAGTCTCATTTGCTCTAGCTTCACGCTCGAAACAAAGTTCACGATAAGCCTTACCTTCAGTGAAGAGTTTAAAGAACCATTCAATGACATACCATACATAAAAGAATATACCTAAGAGGTCATTCTGTTGTTTAGTATGAGAACGTTCATGTTGAATAAGTTTAAAATATCTATTAGGATACCTAATCATTAATGTAAGCCTAGATTTATCTTTATCTTTAAGATAAAGTCTAGCAAACATATTAATAGCAACAAACTTACCAAAAGGAAAGTGTTTAGTAATAACAACTTTCATATCTTAATCCTCTGAAAAGTTATAATTTATAATAGCTTCCCAATCATCTTTAGGCATACAACCTTTATAATCAGGAACTCTAGCTTCCATAAACTCATCAAGCTTCATAGAAATAACGGTACAAATACCAAAATCCATGAGACGTTTACGTTGATTCATACAACAAAACAAATTAGCTTGATCAAGTGGAATGCCAATGCTAACAAGTGCTGCTATGAAATATCTACGAAACATTTCTTTAGTAACACTACTAACAGCATCCATAGCTAAGCCTTTTTATAAATATGACTTTCTGCAATAGCTTTAAGACGATTAGAAAGTTGTTCCATATTAACTTCAATCGTCTTAGCGGCTGAATGATAAGTTGTAATAGTTAATGCTCCAATAAACTCAGGAAACATCAAAATATTAAACTTAGCTTTATAAGTATTACCAGCTTCATTCTGAGCAATCCATGCTTTAGGATTAGCATAGAAACTAAACGTATCAAGTGTTCTAACTTTAGAATTTAGATACAAAGAATTAAGTTTAGGGAAGAATGAAAGAATATGATTATTTGTAGGAGCTTCTGTAGCTGGGATAACACTATCTTTAATCCAAGCTTCAAAATCTTCAACAGTATCAAATATAAGTCTTGCAGAACATTTAGCAATAGCTAAAGAACTACCTTTAGGAACTTTATAATCTATAAGTTTCACAGCCTCCTTAAATAGATTATAAGTATATCTGTTAAACATTTTAATAGCATGATCACTAGACTCAACTTCAGCACTCATGTTACTATCAACACAAATATGAAATTGAGGTTCATAAGCACTATCATAATTTTCATTGTCGATCAAATAACCGATATTCCAAATCTTATAATAGCGAGCTTTTTCATTGTTACCATCAAAGAACTCAATTGGAATATTATGAGCATAAATATAATACTGAATTTTCAAAAGAGTTTGATAGAATACAAATTGATTACCACTAGTAACAGGAATAAACTCACCTGTAGCATCAAGAATGAAATTAATATTGGTATTAAGCCAATCAACTTCATCCTTAGATAAATCAGCAACAGTTCGAGGCTCTGTAACTATATATGGTTTATCAGGAGCATCTGTTCTAACAACAGACGGAATTGAAACACCATTTATTACAATAGGTTTATACTTCTCAGTTGTAATAGTAAGTGCAGATAATTCTTCTTCAGCTTTAGAAGGAGAACTATCAACAGGAATGTCTTGTTTAATTTCCTCTTTTTCTTTAAAAGGATTTGTATCTTCCATTATATGTAATTAATCGTTAGATTCATAATCACGAACTCCATAAGCATTAGCATTAAACGGAATGTTCTTATCTGTACGTTCATAAAACTTAATGGCAAGCATTTTACCGATAAATTCATTCTTATGACTAAGAATATAATCACTTGTCATAGTATTATCGGTATTGCCATTATAAATAGCTGTAGGCTTAACTTCAAATGTTTCAGCATTTAAGTCATTCTTACATTTGAACTTAGCATAATTATAAACTACCTCATGACCATCAACAATTTTAGTTATAGGATCAACGAGAATATCTAAACACAAACATTCAGTCTCTTCACACTGTTTAGCTTTCATCATAGTTTGTGGACGAGAACCGAATTTATATTCTGCAATCTTAGAGCGAACAACACAACCTTCATAACCGGCTGCAATACAACGATCTCTATAAGCTTCAACATCAGAATCACCTTTGATGTTAATAGAACATAATGAAACTATTTTAGCATTTTTAGTATCATCATGTTCTTCAGGAATATCTTGTATAAAAATACAATCATCATCATTATTAACAGCTAAACTAAAGGCTTTTCCTAATATATTTCTTCTAAGATGAAAACGATCTCTATTAGAAACATCAGGAATACTAAGATCAAAATTCACAAATTGAAGATATTTATGAAGAGGATTCTTAGGATTACGTGCAGCACCACCAATAGTAGTATTCTTTTGATCTTTAATATAAAGCTCACCATCAAAAGTAATATTTCTATAATTGGGAGTACAATAAACATAAGTCATAAAAGCATCTTCAATATGTTTTACATTATAACGAAGACCTTCTTTACTACGAATAACAACCTCATAAGTAGTACCAAATAAACCGTTATCAACAGCTTCATACTTGATAGTACAACGTACCCCATTAATCTTAGGATCAGCAAAAGCACCATTAGAATAATCAAAAATGCCAGTTTTCCACTTTTGACACTTCATAGGTTTATCAACATTGTTTGCATCAGTAGCAAATTTAGGAATAACGTTATCTAGTAGATCATGAAGTTGATTAGCACTCTCATACATATCACTAGTAACACCATACATTTCTGCCGTCTTGTATCCTCGATCGATTTTACGCTTGATTTGGCTCTTATAAGAAGTCTTTGTTGAAGCTGATACAATTACCTGTCCGACATCTGAAAGTCGCTCAAACAAGCCGTATGACACCCTCTCGTGGCTTCCGTCAGTCTCAATCCTCCAAAACACAATACGCCCCAGTGCATCACGCTTGTAAAGAGTAGTAACGTTATCATCCCCATATACGGTTGCCATCTTCATCAACGTTATGCGATAAAACAATACAATGCGTAGGATTATTATATGCAATCAGCATACAATTCCAAGAATCACGAATAGTCTTATGAGGAGCATAAGCAATAGTTTTAAAGTTCTTATGACAGAAACATTGATAACTACCAGTTAATGCTTGTTTATTGTGAAGTTTACCTTGAACAACTTCAAAGAGAGTTTCAACAATCTTAAAGTCCTCATCAGACTTAATCTTAGTTTCGCCCATAAATGCACCTTCTTTAAAAGGATTAAAACCCCAAGTATGAACGAATTGATTTAGTTTAATTTGAGCATTTTGATAAGACATTTTACTCATAGCTTCACGAAGCTGTTTAACAGCATCAATAACAATATTATAATCAGTCTTATTCATAGGATATAAGAAGTACCTAGTACCATCACCTAAAGCTCTAAGAGGAACACCCTCACATAATAGCCGTTGTGCATCAGGGCACAACTCCTCCTTTTTTACCATTTACGATCTCATTTAAATACATATTAGCAAACTTTTTCTTAACGAAGTTGTAATCTGTAATACGAACTAAATCTGTAGGATCTTTAGCACTATAACCTTTAGTCATGAACAAAGCAATAAAGCCATAATTCTTTTCATATTCGATAGCGGAAGTAAGACCAGTATTATCAGTGTCAAGCATAACATAAACTTGAATCCTAGTAGTCTTTCGTAAAACATCAACAATATCATCAGGAAGTTTAGCAGTTTCACTTGCAATCACATAAACTCCAACATCATTAATTCTTAACTCTCTCAGTATTCGTAACATTAATAATTTATCCTTTTGAGACTTAACAATCAACTTATAATTAGTATCAATTAAAGTCTCAAGATTTTCAAGAGGACACTTATTATTAGTAATGAAACGATTAGCAGTATGCTTATTTCTAAATGGAAAATAGAGTTTAATACAACCATCATTAACTTGATATTCATAACAAGGATCATGACGAGTATAATAATATGGATTACTAACACCATCAATCTTAAAAGATTCAACAGCTTTCACATATTTATCTACGAGATCATTAGTAACACCAAATTGATTATAATACCTATAATCATAAAAAGTCATTTTACGATTTATAGTTGTAATAACACGAAATTCATTATTGATAATCTTATTCTGAGCTTGATATACACGATTAACATAAGGTGAATCATTAAGAACATCAGAAGCATATTCGATGATATTAGAACATATTTCAACGAAGTCTTTATTGTTAGTACAATTCTTTTTAAGAACTAGACCAACAATTTCAAATACATCACCACGATAACGATAATCAGCAAAATCACGAAATATCAGCTTATTACCATACCATTTAAAACTAACTGAAGGATTAGGATCATAACGAAGAGGATTAGAGATTTTATAATTGCGTAAACAAATACAATTATTTATCTCTGTTTCAGGAACATTAAGAAAGACAGAATAAATATGTACTTGATCAAGTGTATTCAAAATATAATCCTTATCACTTGTACTCCACATATTTACATCTTTTGTAGCATTTGCAATCCCCAGTAGGGAACAAGGTGAGGTCACGTGCGGAGCGTTAGCAACACTATGCACAAAACCAATAGACACAAAAAAAGAGGATAGATTGCTCTACCCTCTTCAAAAGTCTAAGTTACATCTTAATATTTACCCGGAGTACCACCGTTACCAGCATAACGATTCTTTAAAGCATTAATTGCATCAGCATTAACGCCTTGACCGGAACCGTAATCCATAGCAACGCCAGCTTCAGCGGCTGCACCAGCAGGTTTCTCGTCTTTATCAGCATCTTTAGAGAGTTCAACAGTCTCACCCGGAAGAATCTCAATTGAAGGTTTTTTGCCATTAATAACACGTTCAACATAACCTTGACCAACAAAGCCCGGAGTACAAAGATACTTACGATCACCATAATGAGCAAGAAGCTTCATCCAAACAACAATAGGTTCACCTTTTTCATCTAAGAATACAGGCTTACCCTCTTTTCCAACATTGAATGCTTTAACAAAAAACTCACAAAATGCTTTCCATTGAGCGATACGACCGTTAATATCAGCGTTCATATCAATAGGCTGAGGAAAACCGGGTTCAACGAAGTTAGGACAATCGATATAAGCATCGAGACGGTGACGACAATTCCGGTACGCTTCCGTAATCAAAGAGGTAAACGTTTTAACATCTACAGCAGTTCCGTCAGTTTTGCGAGTAGTGACGATACGGAAAGAATCAGTATAAAACCGATCAACTTCATCACCGGGAACGGGTTCTTCTTTATAACGGAAAACAATAGTTGGTACAGGAATACCGGCATATTCATAGGTGGATGCAACACCGTTCTCATCTACTTTAGGAGTTTCGGTTTCTTTGATCTCAACAGATACGAGATGTGCCTGACACAAATTGTTGAACTCTTCACGAGGTTTAAACTTTTTGTCTTGGGTAACTACAACCTCACCAAAATTAATAACTCCGGTAGCAGCTTGACTTTTATTAACTTCACTCATTTTATAAGTAATTTAAAGAGTAAAAAAAAGAGGAACCTTAATAGTCCCTCTTTCTGTAAGATAGATTTGCTTAGCTAAGCAATATGTTGTCACGGATATAGATTAAATATCATCCTCGTCACCAGCGGTTTCTTGAGAAGCAGTGGTTTCATCCTGCGTTTCAGCAGCAGTTTCAGCATTTGCGGTATCGGCTACAGTTTCCGGTGCATTAGCTTTTTTATCTTCTGCATCGTCAGCAGCAGTTTCAGCTTCAACAGACGGATCGTAAGGACGGTCGATAATCTGTGCGTTCACGCAAGCCCAGATACGTAACATAGAGCCGTCAGAGTTCGGATAGTCGATACCGGTATCAACCAATTCGTAGTGAACCTCGCGGTTAGCAGTGTACTTCGTGTAAGGTTTACCCTCAGAATCTTTCTTATCAATTCCGTAAGCATAGCCAAGTTCAGCCAGCTTATCAGCGGTAATAGCTTGCGCATCCGGCGTGTTCTGTAAGAATTGAGAGTAACAAGCTGCGTAAGAGCAGAACAATTTACGACCAACACCTTTAGCTTTACCGACAGTAGCAAGAGTCATCATGTCGTCAGTTTTCACTTTAGAAACCATGATGAAGAACTTCTTGTTCACATCGTTCTCACATTGATCAGCAGTCAAGACCATAGCTTTCATATAGTCGCCTGTTTCAATGTTAAGCATCTTAGATGCAAGACCGTTAATACACATCTTGTTGATAGAGATGTTCACCACCAACTCCGGACGAATTTCATCACTTACTTTAGCAGCTTTAGCTACAGTTTCAAAACGACCTTCATTGATACCAGCTTTCAAGAAATCAAAATTAAATTTTTCCATGACTTTAACTTTATTAATAGTTTATGTAAGATAGATGTTTGCAATATCACTACCACAAACGGTATTTATTCTTTAATAATTTGCGTTATCATCTGCTTCTACATATTGAACATCAACGTAATCATCATTAATAGATTTAACGTCTTTAAGTTCAACATCACAATACATTCCGTTAAGAATATCATTAGCGCAGATACGAGCAGCGATCATAATCGCCATTTTTCTCATAAGAGAACGAGTGTGTTTATCCCAATTATCTTTACCTTTAACATCAGTACCGGTAATTGAGTTCTTACCCGATTTAAGACCAGCGTCAATAGCTTCTTGAAGAGTATAAGAAATTGTAGTTCTTTTACCTTTACGAACAAGAGTAACAGTTGTACGATAAGTCTTAACAATACGAGTAACAGGAATCATACCTTGTTCCGCCATCATTTTACGAACATAATCATCATTATATTCATCAATATCAATGTGACGTTCAGGTTTAAATTCAATAATGGGTTTACTTAGCTGAACATTAAAATATTCATATACGGGAACAAAGTCTTCGTCAATCTCAATATCAATATGATGTTTATTAAGACAACCTTCAACAACATTAATTCCCGTATAAACTTGTCTAGTACCACCACTTTCAAAACAGAATATATTCTTTAAAGAAGCGGTAACAGAAAGACCAAGAGTTTTACCAAGTTCAACCTTTTGAATAGCGTCGAGATTAAGATTACGACCATAAGCTAGAGAAGTCATAGGAGAAAGACCTAATTCCTGCCCAGTTAATAAACAAGTAACCATGTTATCAATGTTAATAACTTCAGTGACAGTTCCATCTTTAGTTACATTTTCTTTAAATCTCGCACCAAGATCAGTATTTATAAGACTTTCAGCAAAAGTTCTATATTCACCAAGAACAGCGAGATTACGAGTAATTACATCTTTATTTGCTTGTGCAACAGCTCCACTATTAGCTTTTATAACTTCACCTTTATTAGCAGCAGCGTTAGCACCGTCTTTCGTAGCATCATTTGTAATAACTTCTTCACTCATTTTGTCGTTTTCTTTGTCTTTATTTTCCATTGGTAAAAATAGATAATATTTTTGACGTGTGCAACAATAGTAAGTACTAAATCATCAAAAATTAAAATTTAACATCTTTAATGCCATTAGTCCAGACAATATCAGTAGTAAATTTACTCTGCGCATCAATGAGCTTTTCTTTCTCTTTTGACGTGCGGTAATCGTCCGAATTGAGTGCGAAATCTTGCATATAAAGCCATATTATAATAGTAGGCTTATTTATGTATGGTTGTTCCTCTTTCTTGTCGGAAATGGTCTTAAATGGGTTGCAGTATGGAGAGGTACATATAATTGTAGTAAGACCCTCAACATCAAAAACCACATTAGCAACTTCATCTGTAGCAATAACAGAAACATCACCATGTTCAAGATGCTTTAAACATTCTTTTCGGATACCAATATCACCAAATACTTTAGGTTCACCTTTCTTGGCACCAGTAGTATAAGTATAAGGCTGACCATTGAAATCATAACAAATTCTAGAAGTCATACCTTTATACCAACACATACAGTAATCCAAAGTCTCAACAAAATTAGTAATAGAACGAGTCTTACTTAAAACAAGTCCTTTACCTTTAATATTCTTAATAGCAGTAGCAATAGCTTCTCTCTTATTAAGATTATTATTATATAACTCTAAACGTTTCTCAATAGCATCACTAAATGCTTTAGTACGAGTGAGTATATTATCGGGATTCCAATACATTTCTACTTGCTTATTATAGTCATTAGAAAGATCAAGATTAGCTTTCCAACCCATAACTTCAGCAACCATATTACGTACTGTTTCACTATGTATATGCTCTACTTTATCAGTAAGATTATTTACATAATTAACACCCATGTGACAAGCTTTAATAAGAGCCATATCATCTTCTACCATATCCATACGTAGATGAGTAAACTTCCTAAACTCATAATTCACCATCTTAGCTTTACCTTTAAATATAGAAAGCATAGAAGAGATTTGTTCAGTAAGCTGTTTATATAACTCTTTTTCTTCACTTGTAAACTCAATACCAACATTATATATGACATAAGGAGAAATCCAACCTTCTTCCAAAGCCATACCTTTAATTATAGTATCAACAACCGGAATACCACAAGCAGTAAATGCTTTTAGCATATTAACCGGAATCTTTTTCGTAGTAACAAATAAAAACCTATCAGCAGCTACTTTTTTCAACTTCTTGAAATAAGTATCATCTTTATGATAAGCTTCATTTGTACAATCAAGCATCACAAACGTATCAGCATATAGCATATCTTTACCTTTACAAGTTTTAGTGATACGATCAATAAAATCTTTAAGTAAATCTATAACTACACCTGTATGAACAATGCGTTTACGAAGAGAATCTTTCGTTTTAATATCAGGAACTACAATGTGAACATAAGGATCAGCTTCGACTTGATTAGCTACATGCTGAATAACCTCACTAATTACAAGAGGAATATCAATACGTTCAGTATATTGAAATAGACCTTTATAACCAGCTTGTTTCCATTTAAGAATACCCTGATAAATACGCTTATATTTTTCAGAAATATCGTAATCTTTCATCTATCTTAATTAACATCTATAAGTTTAATATTATCAAGAACAGCTCTAGCGCATTGTTTTATCTCATTACGATTATATACATCATCAACATAATCAGTTAATAATTCATATAACCTAAAGCCAGCATCACCCATGATACGACAAAGATCAAAAACAATATGTTTAAGCATCTTATCATGGTCATAATCTTTAAAGTTCTTACTATTGAAAGGATATTGATTAAAGAAATCTTCAAAGGCAGCATCTAAATACACAACAATAACAGCTTTAACAGCTGAGAATTTATTGGTATAAAAATCTTTATAAATAACAGCTCTATCTCTCTTCATATCTTACCAACCAAACAAGTTATTACTATTATTGTTAATACCACGGCGTTCACCTTTACCTATTTTACCATTACCATAAAGAATCTTATAGGCTTCATTAATATAAAAACCATAATTAAGATTATAATCTTCTTTATATTCGTAATCATTAAACAAAGCAACTCTCTGACCAGCAACAAGTGATTTCTCTTCTTCAACAACAATTCCACTAATATCATCACCATACGCTATATTATCAGAATCAGGAACAATAGCTTTCGTTATAGCACCTCCACCACTTTTACAAATATAAAAACGATTATGCTTTTGACACTTAATATAAACAGGTTTACCATCTCTAACCGTCTTATAAATTGTAGTATATTTACCAGCAACTTTCTGACTAAAACAGTAATCATAAATGGCAGTACGAGAAGTATTGATATAATTTCTAATAAATTCAGTAATATCAACACCATAAAGGAAATATTCTTTAAGAGCTTTCTTTACAACAGGATATTCATAACCTTTATTATATTCAGGTTCTTGAAGAAAATAACCTTTATATTTAATAAATTTATCTTCAATAGCTTGACGTGTAGTATAAGTATTACCTTTAGAATCAATCCAGACACCACAACGATTATATTCTTGTAAAGCGTCATAGAAACCATATCCAACAGCAATATAATCATTAACAGCACTTCTACAATACTTTTCAAATACTTCTGTATCTAAACTGAGTTTACTATAATCTTCCCATTCTTTACAGATATGATTAAATAAATCAAGTCTATCATTAGGACGTCTTATAAGTAAACCATCAGTATTAGCCGATAATACATCAAAACCATTAAGTTCGAAAGATTCAATTAAGTTACATAACAATAATTGCAGATTTATAGTAACAGTGTAAGTACACTCAGGATCATATAAATAATCCATAGCATCATTTAATGCTCCATAAATCCGATTAATAACAATCTTTAAAGCATCAGCTTCTAATTTACGACCATTATGTTTCGCATCAAGTCGAGTAGTTCTAAGCCATTCAACAATACCTAGAAAAACTTTAGATGAAAGATGATGAGGACTAACACCATAATTAACAATGAAGCTCGGGTACATGCTCGCAACGTCGGGATCAGCAAGGGCTTCACCTGGATTAGCCCATATAACTCTAGGATCATCTTTACTATGAAGACCTCCTTTGGCTAAAGTATAACCTTTATCATGAGATAAAAACTCAAGAGATTGAAAACTCTTTCGCCAAGTAGTAACAACAATACCATTAGCGATACTTTCTCGTTTTAATTCGCTTTGTTTTGCCGTACCTAAGCCAATATAAATACTATATCTTTGAATAGCTTCAAGTATTTTCCTATAAAAAGGAGTTTTAAATGTAATACTATCCTTAACAATCTTACCAATAGGCACAGCACTGCGTTCAGTTCTAAGATCAACAAACTCATAAGAAGGCATACCAGACCATTCAGAATAGAACTTAGTCATAAGATTTTTACCAATAGAACTACGTGACATATTACGTAGATCAATAGCATACATCTCACTTAGCTTAGCACGAAGATCTAATTCTTTCTGTTGATTCTTAACAAGAGCATCAGTACCTAGAACATCATTAATATTATAATCTGTTACAAGTGCTATCTCATCACGTTTGATACGATAACTCCAATGAATAGGTAAATCTTGAATACGATACCATTTCAGAACTATCATAACAGCTTTAAGAGCAACAAATGTAGCATCAAGATATAGAATCTTTTGAATATCAAAATCGGTAAAAGGACGGAAATATCTACGACCTTTATAAAAATCAAGAAGTCTACGATATGTTTTACCACCCATATCCTTATCAACAGCTTTCTGAGAATGCTCGAATAGAAATTCAGTTATATGTTGCTTTCTACCATAAGTATCTTCACGAAGACCGGTCTTCCAATCAAATGTAGGAGCATAATGAATAAATATATCAAGCATAGTCATATCATAGTTAAAACTATTATAACCTATGATAATTTTATGAGATTTAAAAAACATATAAAGACCTTCAATACCACTACTAATATTATTAGAATCATCCCATGAAGCAGGTGTCATATTCTGACGTTCAAATTTATCTTCATGATAAGCTCTATAAATAATAAAAGTCTTAGCACCCATAGCTTCAAGAATAAGACGTTTATCTTCTTTATTCTTAGCTATATCAGCAGCAATATATAAATCAATAATATCTTGAGGAACACCGTAAGGAATAAAGCTAGCCTCAAACATATTAGGATAAACTTCTAAATCATATATCCAACTAGTAGTAGGTGATTTATTAGTAGCCATTTATTTTAAAATAACCCATTGATTAACAAATTTACGATAAGCAATAACAGCAGTATCATATGCTCTATCAAGATAACTATAATCATTATTCTTACGCATATATTCAAGACTCATAGTATAAATATGTATCTTACCATTAGGAAGCACATCAATACCTTCTCCACCTTTAGGAAAAGCTTTACCTCCACTAACAATAAAATACGGATCTTTACCATAAGTTATGAACATACTAGGTTCAACTCTAGCAATCTCTCTTTGAAGTCTAGGAAAACATTCAGCAATAGCTTTCGCATTAATAGTCTGAGATGTACCGCATTTGACAACAGAAGTAATATATGATAAAGCAAGTAATTTCTTATCTTCAAGAATACGTCTAATGAATTTACCTGTGTTACCACTAAGTACGTATTTAGTCTTTCTATCAGCAGGACTAGGAGCAGCAACTAAATGTAGGATAGTTCCGCTCCCTTCCAGTCCTTGTCCCCTACTGGGGATTAGAGAGTTCCGCACACATAGATCACACTTATCACAATAATCATCTTCACGTAATTCATCAGACGTATCTTCAAACATATTAGAAAATCTCGTTTGCATCAGTAATTACTTTTAGCAGAAATAGCTTCAAATAAGTTACGAGGAAAAAATATATGACGAGGATTCTCAGAAACAATAGAGATTTCAACATCATAACCGTCAAAATCAAAATCATATTCTTTAGAATCAAAATCATATTTTTCACAAAATCTACCAAAAGTAATAGGTGCAGCTACAACAAGAGCATCATCAATCATATATTCAGCTTCACCTAATGCGTCATATTCTTTTTTAGTTAATGCCATATCAATAACATTTAGTAAAACTTTGCAAACCCCAGTAGGGATGAAGGAGTGGTAGGGAGCGGAGCATCTGCACCTCACAAATCAAACATATCAATAGCCATAATATCAGGTATAAATATAATATGATAAGGATTATAAACACATTCATAACCTTTATCAAGATCATCAAATTCATCAGAAGTTATATTATACTTCATCTTATATTCTTGAAACGTACATCTAGTAATGATCAAAGCAATACCATTAATCAAAACGTCTGTAGAAATTGGCAATCTATTTTCTATCTTCTTCGGTAGTATCGGCATAAACAGAAGTTCCGTCTTCGTATTTCAGAGTTGAACAAACAACAGCAGTAAGATCATATCCCTTAAGATTAGCTCTAGCTTTAAGGAATTCCATCTTACCAACAGTATCAACATTTAAACCACTAGCAAACAAATGTTCTTCGAGAACTTGAACAGCACTCATAGAACATTGCTCAGCAACCCAAGTAATAGGAATCATCCAACGATTATGAATAATTTTTTGATTACTAGCCATACCACAAGGAGCTGCCCAGCATTCTTTCAAGACATAAATCTTATCTATATCTTGAATTTGATCTTCGGTTATAAGCATAATTTAATGTTTAAATACTTTATCAAATTCATTTTCTTTCATAAGAGTCATATAACCCTTAACAGGAATATTAAGTGCAGATCTTTTAATAATAATACCTTTTGTACCATATCCTTGATCATTTATAGCAAGAATATAAATTTTATCATCACCTAATTTAGAAACACAATCATCACAAGGATCACTTAACATTCTCATAGGAGCTTTTTTATCTCCTTTAAGTTTACCTAATAAAGCAATACCTATTTCTTTGCCACAAATAGGACAAACAGTAATACTTGGATTAACTCCATGTTTTTCACTAAGTATAATATTTTTACTCATAATTTTAAATAAGCATGTTTAGTAGCTCTACTCATAGCAACATAAAGAAGTCTAAGAGCTTCACTAGGATTACGTCTAATACGTTTACCATATTTAGTTTGAAAATAGATAATATCATCTAGATCAATGCAAACATTTTCAAAGGTAGAACCTTGGCTCTTATGTGCGGTTATACCATAACCATAATCAATATCTTTAGCAACGAGTCTATTCTTATTAGCAGCATTGAGTCTATAGTCGGTCATAGTAAGATGAATATCTTTAAATCTAAAGTATCTAAACCATCTACTACGATCAGTACCAGTAAGAGCTTTATAATGAATTGCATTTAGCATAGCCCCAAAGTTATCCATGTTATTAGAATCCCAAAAATCAATGATCTTAAACATAGGAGTAACTTTACCATCAAATGCAGATCTCAATGTAATACAATAACAAGCAAGACCATTATCTGCTACATAATACCGAACATCATGAACAACATAATCTTCACTATTAATAATAATGGGAGATTTGTATTCATCAAATACAGTACGATATGCAGTAAACATATCATCTTTCGTTATCATACCTTGAGGATTATTCAGAACACCATCACGAATAAAAGTATTCCAAAATCCAATACAATCATTAGTAAAAGCAATAAGTCTAACATAATTAATATCCTTACTAAAGTTATCAGAACTAAACATTTCAATAACCTTATTGCGGAAATCAAGTTTATTCATAATAGTAAAACCTTCACCTTGAGCATTAATAGCTTCACGAGTTTGAAGAATATACTGATAGAAATTAGCAGTACCATTAATCAAATCAGAGCGAATAATACCAAACAATTCAAGCAAAGGATTACCAACTTCTTGTCTAACAATTTGAGTTAAACGAAATTGAACATCGGTATGAATAAAAGAAGGACTAATACGATTATAAGTATCTTCTTCACCTTTTCCTTTAGCAACAACATAAGGAATCTGAAGTTCATCCCCTAAGAATAGGAGTTTACATCGACACTGAATAGCCGTCTTTATGAGTAGATTAAACAGACCAGGATTAATCATAGAACACTCATCAATAATGACAAGTCTATAACCTCTCATTTTCTGTTCACCTATAACCTTAAAAGAAGGATTCTCAATGTTATAATCTTCAATATCTACATCAGGTCTAAGACCACATAGAGATTGAATAGTCATACCTTTCTTACCGGAACTATTTTCAAGAACTCGAAGAGCTTTATGAGTTGGAGCTGTAACACAAACCTTTTCAACTATCAAATAACGTACAAGATGACGCATGATAAAAGTTTTACCAGTACCGGCATAACCACTAAGAGTAAAACTTATGGATTGTGATTGCCACCATTGCCAAATAGCATTAATAGCATCTTCTTGTTGTTCTTTAAAATAAGAAACGTTAATACGTTTGGCAGACCTAAGTAGCGCATCTTTATTAAAATTAGAACTCATCTACAACAACAAATTTATCAGATTTAAGAGCTTTATTAGGCTCACCATCAGGATTATTCCAACTAAGAGTATGCAAATTCATACGAGATGTATCTTTACTCTTAGAAAAATTTGTATCCATAATATAAGTACCCCTTTCAGTAATATAAAGATTACCACTAAGCTCTTGACCAATAAGTTTAATTTTAATCATATTAAAAAGGCTTTAAAATGTATTTACAAGCAACATTAATAGTATTGTAATAACGAACAAGCGGATGGACAGGTTCAGTAGTTGTATACACATCAGCAACCATTTGTCTTCCGTTAATACTTTTGATAACAGCTCCTCCGTTAGGGAATATAGAAATTGTGACATCATAAACAATATCGAGAAACTCCAGAACCATCCCCAATTGCATACGCCAAGATAACGTAGTAGCAAATTCAATAAAATTACCACTACCATTAGTGACTTGGAGAAGATAACGTTGAAAAGCAATACTAATATCTTCATAAGGTTTAAGTAGGTTCAATAAAGACGTTTCCATCAGCTGTAAATTCTATATCGTTATTATTACAATACTCAGCAACATCTTCTTCACTAATCTCATAAAACCATTTATAACCTTGTTTTTCAAACTTAGCACAAAGAGCTTCATACCAATTAAGAAATATATTTTTAAGCTTAGTAAAATCTACAGAGTGCATCCAACTACTATCTTCAAATTCAACGGTAACTGTATGACAATAATTATACATTCTATTAAATTTATAAAAATTAATAGAATAAACACAATCTTCACAGCAAGCAACAAAGACTTTATCTAACTTATCAACACTATTCTTAATATAGGAAATCTCCATAGCTTTATTCCATGTAATATGACCAGTGAAACAAAGACCATCTCCTTGACAATTACCAAGACTATAATAAACCTCAGATTCTTCAACACCTAAAACATCAAGAGTATGCTTAACAGAATCAGTAAAATCTTGAGCATTACGTGTAATACTAAGAATATTACTTTTAGCAGCTTCTTTAGCACTATCACTAAGTTCAGCATACCTATAAACAGGCACTTCAATTTTAACTATCCTCATTTTGGCTCATTTTAGACCCATAGAGATACTTTGTATTAAAGTGAACCAATTGGTTTATTTCAATACAAAAGTGCCTCTACGAGCTTGTATTAAAGTATAGGCAGCTTCTTAATGGTTAATTCACTCCGGCGTTCCTCGGTAATATCTCGATGCTTAAAGATGTAGTGATTAACAGATTCTTGTTTAATGTTATCAAGAAGAAAATAAGTAAACTCTTTACCATTAAGAACAGTAGTAGTAAGTTTACCAAAGATCGGAAGACCTTCTCTAAAAGGAACAAAATTCTTAAGATCAGCCTTAGCTTGATTCATTTCACGAATTGTACCCGGAATCCAATACTCATTATCGAAACCACTGAATTGATGTTTCGGAATATTTGTAATAGGAACAGAGATAGGAACAACGAGTTTAGCTTCATTGTTTGCTTCATCTTCTTCACGAACAGCAAGCCACTGATAATGATCTTGACCTTCAAGTTTACTATAAGTAGCTTTCCATTTGCTCTTATGCAAACGATAAAAAGCATTACCATTAGAATTAGCTTCAGATTTTGTTTTACCTTTAGCTTCAACAGTCTTTGCTTCACCGCTTGCAATGAGATTCTTTAACGCATCAAAATTCATAACATTAAATAAATCATATTTATCTTTTTCACCAAGAGTTACATCGTTACGATTAACAAGAAGTTCTTCTTTCTCATCATCAATACGAGTAACTAAGAACTTAGAACCGGATTTCTTTTCTTTGACTTTAACAAGTCTTTTGGTAGAATCATACAAACTGTAACGATCAACAACTTCAAGACTTGTAATAGTGACAGTATCACCACTTTTAAGCATAGAATAAACCGGAGATACTTCACCGTATAGAGGATTACGACCTTCTTTAGTACGAATAAATTCACCAATATAAGATTCTTCTGCACCTTTAGCAAATGTAAGCATAGGAGTAAAAATCTTCTTATAATTCTGATGATTAATGGAAATAGGATTCCCATCAACAATTGCAATCAACTTGATCACAGATTCGCCATAAGTACGAATAGCATCTTCACGAGTCATAGTTTGCTTAGCAAGCTTAATGACTTTACCGTCTTCGAAATAAAACGAAATAATCACTTCATCGCCATTCATACGACTAACATAACCAAGATGATCATTGACCAACAAATACATCCCTTGCTTTAAATCAGCAGAGATAAGAGAATAAGTAAGATTTGCTTTCATATTTAAATTTCAATTTTCGTAATCGTAAAAATACCTTTAACACTTTTAGTAATAGCCTTTTTACAATAATCCAACAATTCATTATCTAATGGCTTAGTAAAGTCATATAGTTTAAACTGTTTAGGAAGTGTAACAAGCCTATTATAATTTTCATAACCATCTGTATAATAACAAACAACAGAAATTCGATTCTTAACCGACCATAACTGATTATTATACAGAGTGACAATTTTGCTACCAATATTAACTTGAGAAGTATCAGCACTCTCATCAATAGATACAATAGTACCATAGATTCCCCTAGAGGTAACAACTCTATCACCAACAACAAAGTCTATTTCAGTCATAATATATACTTTAGTATTAGCATCACTCCACGTAGCATTTCCAGACCCCAGTAGGGAGATAGGACTGGAACGGGGCGGAACTTAGAGTATACCTTTAAAATCAATAGTAACTACTTTATTATCTTTAACAGAATGAAGAATACAATAATCAAGTTCATTAATCGTACAATCAAACGCATTTGCAACAGCTTTAGGTAGTGTTTCAATTGCGGCTTCCCATCCGCCTTCAACAATTAAAAAGATACCACCTTTAGCACCACGAGATAGTGCAAATACACCTTGTCCTTTGAATCTATCAATAGTACCTCTGTTATTCATAACAGTATATCCACAATCTAGGCAATTACCCATAACATTGCTAGGATCGGCACTAAACTTATACTTACCACAACAAGGACAAACTTGAGTAATATAATGATTACGTTCTCTAGTAACAATGAGATTATTTTGAATACTCTCAAAAGCTTTTTCTATATCCATTCTGTATAACAATCACAAGGTTTACGACGAGTATATTTATTAGGAGTATTCCATTCTACAGAATCATATTGAATATAATCAGTATCAGGGTACATCTTTTCAATAGCAGCTCTCGTCGAAATATCAGTTCCATAAATGCGAACATATTTATTTCTAAGTCTTGTAGAACATGGAAATGTAAAATAGAAATTACCTTTATCACTTTCATGAACTTCAGAAACTTCTTTATGTGCATCTTCAAATCCACATATATCTGCAACATTAAGTCCAAGTTTTTGCCAATGCTCTTTCTTATCATCAAATATCTCTTGAAATGTACGAGAATTATTATTTGAATTAAGAATTTCATCAACATCTTTAACTTTAAATCGTAAATCAGCAATCTTAGCCTTATCTCGGAAGACTTTAGCATCTTTAATTGCTTTCTCAACTTTAGTAATAAAATGTTGTGATTTAACATTAGTAAAACCTTTATTAAATATTGCAGGATTGAAATAAATACAAACTAGACAACGAGGATCATTACCCCTACGCTGTCTAGATTCGCAATTACTGCATTCACCACTCATTATCTCACACCATTACATTGAGCAGTTCGGAACGTAATAGCACCGTCAATTGCAATTGTTTTAATTGTAATCGCAGGCATATCACAAAACAAACTATCAACAACAGTATTCAATATCTTCCGAAAGCCATCCCACGGACGAACAGAACGATGAATAGTTTCCCAGCAATAACTGTAAAACATTTCACGCTCTAAACAATCAGCAAGATATCTATGATCTTTACCGCCTTTATCTAAGTGATAATTAATAGCCTTATCAATATCACTTTGTTGAATAACAAATGTCTTTAGATTTTCCTTTTTCGCCATATAATAAGAAAGATTAATAAATAGATTAATAACTACGTTTGAAACTCAAACATCATAAAGCCTACAAAGATAAGCATTAATTTTGACTTAACCTAATAATCAAACACTTACCTCGGTGATAATGCAGTTACAGATACGTCTTGCAATAGACCTACAACTGAACAAAATGATTCAAGTGCGAATGCAATTAATACTATTCCACCTAAAATGAATAATGATACTACTAATATTATCATCATTTGAACGTACCAAACCATTTTCGTTAGGTGATAATACATATAACCTATTGAATCCACTAAAAACATAACTAATATAATTAGTAATGCTACTGTAAACCATAAAATAATAAAATGTACAATCATTGATTCTTTTGTCTTTTTCTAATTACATTGTTAATAACTTTGAGGATCTTCTTTTCAGCGTTCTTTCTATTTAACGCCCACATGTAAACGCATTTGTCCTCGTAAATGACGCTACGTGTCTTCTTAGTACAATCACCTTTAGACGTCCATATTAATTGCTCTTTAACTGTTACTTTTGCGGGTTTTAATTCTCCCGTTTCTGTGTTAAATTGTCATAATGTTGAACTCGGTCTATATTTTATTGAACCTATGTGCTTGTACTCTTGCTGCACTTGCTTTACAAACTCGATCTTATCCTTATCTGGAAGCAAGCTAGGTTTAAATATATCACTGTTCATGTACTTGATAAATGTATTCTATTTTAAATACTACGGCTTTTCCATCTTTACGTCCACCCGGCAAACATCGACACCCTTGACAGTCTTGTAATAACTTTAAATCACATTGTATTGCTGCACATTGGAATGCTCGTAAAGATGATTCTTCTGCATATATCAATGCTTCAAACTTTTTTGTTGTACCTTTTCTTATAAGTGGTACTACGTGTGGTTGATTATCAACTGGCACATACGTATAGTTTGTTGCATCTACTTTAAATTGAGATAGAAACTTTTTAGAATATTCCATATACTCATACTGTTACAAGCAATGCAGTACCCTGTGGTAGATACATCATTGGTGTTACATGTAATGGTGTAAACTTTATCTTAGCTGATGATAATATCTTTTTAGCTGTATTAAATGCTGCTGCATCTTTAAATACAACTACTGCGCTATTAGCATCATTGCTACGAATACTAATAACATCCTTAATGGTTGCTTTGTTCACTTGTGCTACTTGTATTTCCATAATTACAATTTATTTAATTAATAACTGTTTGTATCCTTTTATTCTCATTCTTCTAAACGCACGTTCGGATACAGTTAAACCTACGTTAGATAAGTTTAGTCTTGCTAACTTTAATGCTTCTTTATCTTTGAATTTTATTTCTACCTCATTGAGATCTTTTTCTTTCACAGATACAACAGCAATTACTGATGTTGTATATGATTTTGATTTTATTTGTATATACATCTTTTAAGGCATTATTGCGATTATTTGTGTTTGTTTAAATTCTAATGTTAATGAAGTCACAAATTCATAGTTTACATCTGCTCCTTCTAATTCATATTCTGCATCATTCTTTGCGTCTAATGATGCGAATGTAACTCTTGTTTTATCAAAGTATGTTTCTATTTTGTCTACTTTAGTTAAACATACACATTCCTTTGATTCAATATCTGATTTTGCACTTGATGCTACTATTACAAACATAAAATTTTGCGTTTACTTTTATTTATAACCGATTTTACCATACCGGAAGTCAGACTTGAAAATGTCATTTAAAACGTTTGAATTTGCCTTCTGTGACCTTAATTATATGGAGACAACCGAGAGGTCATCTCCATTAAACAAAGGCTCATTCTCAATATATGGCGGTCAAATCTTTACTATCAGTATTACTAAGAGTATTGCTATTATTGCCAATAACCATATTCTTGTTGCTGCTGAATATCTCTTTTCAGCTTCTAAGTACACTTGAAGTTCATCATCATTCACATAGTTAAATAGATATTTGAAATGTGCTGCTAAGTAAAATATAAATGGTACTAAGAAAAACACTAAACAATACAATATTTCTTCTATCGTATCATGTGTCTTGATATATCTTTTAATTTCTTTGGTTGTGAGAAGTTTCTTTCTCATAATGGTAATGCAATTTAATATTATTCTATATGTATTGCTTTTTCACAATAACTTTCTGTTGGTTCAACATTATACGGATCATATCCCCATATTTCTTGCATACGATTCGTATATTCTTCATAATCTTCTATACAATTATCCTCTTCATCAAAATAATGAAATTGAACATGAGATTCCTCATTAATTTTTATAGGCTTCTTCTCATATTTCTTTTTACGTTCTTCTGATTCGAGATTGTATATATACAAACGGAATAATAGAAATAATATTAATACTACAGCTAAAAATCCTATAAATGCCATAATTATTAAATATTAATATTAATACTACTTACGATGTTTCTCTCGATACTCCAATATTAATGGAGGTACAATTGCTAAAAATATGAATACTAATGCTCCTACTATTTCTTCTGTTGTAAAATAATCTTCCATTTCTAAAGTTATTACTATAGGGATGCTGAATGCTGCTCCTTCCAGTCCTTGTTCCCTATTGGGGATTGGAAAGCTCTACTGATTATTAAAAGTCTTTACGAATATCTTCTTTGATTCTCTTGATATTACAAGTTTATGAATAATTGGATATTCTTTTACACTTATTCTTGCGAATTTACAAAAATCTTTGATTTTATTTCTTACTTTATCTGATGCTACTTTTATTTCTATTGTTTCATCTGATACTACACATTCGGTATCTTTGTGACACTGTATTTCCATTGTCACATTATACCTCGTACATACTACAGTTAATCTTATAATCATTATTGATAATATTAAGATTAATACTCATCATCATTTAGTCTCTCTAAAAGCTCCTTTGTTGTTATATTAGATTCTTTTATAGATACTTCTTGTAATTCTCTTGGATCTACTATTAATTCTTTTTCATCTACGAATTCTGTTACAGGTATGTTGTTTCTTCTAAGAAACTCTTGTACCCCGTGTCTTGTTCGTGACGATGTTAATTTAAGAACTAATTGGTAATCTACCCATGATATTGATGCTGTTACTGGAACTAACCATTCTGCTTCAATATCAGTTATAACTATTCTTAGAGTTCTCGATGTCATGTTTCCATTGTTCTAATTGGTTTTTATACTCTAAGTGATTTATCTCATACTCTTTGTTTCCACTGTCCATTGCAACTACAATTAAATTCTTATTTAATGTTACAATTGATTGGTCAATTTCTGCTGAATACGAGATAAAATGCTTTGCTTCTCTATGTACTAAGAATAATATTGAATCACTTAAATTATTTGCAATAGCTTTTGCTGCTTTCTGTTTAGTGAATATTAATTCGTTTCCATATACTACGAATACATCATAAGTTACTGCTATGACTTCATCTGTTATTCGGTCTTTAATATATACTACCATACGCTTAATGTTTTAAATGAAACTAATACTACAAATTCAATGAGATATAGTATTAGTTATAAAGCTTAAATAATTAATCTAAAAATATCTAAGTTTACTTCAAATTACATTGATGCTAATTCGAAGTATTTTGATATTCGGAATGTTAATGCAAATTGTTTTGAATATGCTTAGGATTTATTGCGGATATTTCTGCGAATATTTCTAAAGCATTTAATAGCTCACTGAATACTGTATACTCTATACTCCATACTCTTAATTATATTCAAATTGCTTTATTCTGCATTAATTATACTGAATATAACATTGATACAATTGCAAATATTAAGAGTTTTGCGAATACTCATTCTGATTCTAATTCAAATAATTCTGATATTCAAAGTTGAGGCTTGTGAGTATTTGAATTAATTCTGAATCTAGTGCTAATGCTTTGCATATAAATTCTAGGCTTTTAATTGCATCTTTTCTGATTCTAATTCAAAATTCTTTGCATATTGCATTGCTCTGAATTTAGCATTCTGCATTTAATTTGCAAATAGTGCTAATACTTTGCAGATTTTAATTGCATACATTCTAATGCTAATTCAAAACTTTTTATTGCTTTTGGTTCACG